GTTCTTCCTAAAAACAAAGGCGTTGTCTCAATTATGGCCGAGGGCGTAAGACTTGACCAAGTAGAATGGGAGCGCTATCCGGCATTAAAATCCGGCACTTTGTTATATTTTGCTGGAAAATATTTTTATTCAGTTGTAGCCGGAAAGATTGTCATTCTCCCTGCATGCAATGAGAAAATAAAATTCACGGAAATTCTTGCTACGCTTGCGCTTTCAAACGATGCCACTATAACAGATGCTCAGGCATTCTTAGTTTTTGCTAAGGTGATGCCAATTTTGCAAATGCGCTATCGTGTTAAACCGGATATGGTCACAAACGAAAACCCAGACTTTAATACATAATGGCAAACATAGTACAAAATGTAAATGAGCTTGCCGATATAGCAATGCTTGAGTTGGGGGTTCCAACATATGAAAGCACGAGGTTTAAATCCTTTGCGCTTGATTTTATACGGATTATCCGTCAGGATGGACGCACCGGAATAGCCAATGAGCAGAAAACTATCTATTATGATTTTAGTCAAACCGGATTTAAAACTGTAGCCCTTCCCAATGACTTTGTTGAGTTTATTACTGTAGGGACACAACTTGGAAGATACATAAAGGCTCTTGCTATAAACGGCCATCTTACAAACCACAGGATAAAACCACAAACAGGGCTGCTTACACGCAGCGATAATATGATTTGGTATTGGGGAAATCTTTGGGGGCTTGGGACGAGCTTGTGGGGTCCAATGGGCCAAGTACAAGCATATGGTAACGGCGGCGACTACGGCGATTTTAATATTGACTGGGAGAACAGGAGGCTTATATTAAGTCCTACATTTGCCTATACAAACATTGTTTTAAAATACATGAGCAATTGTTTGGAGCCGGGAGCAGAAACTTGTATTCATCCTTATTTTATTACCGCTTTCAAAGAGTTTGTAAAAATGAAGTATTTTGAAAATCGCGGCGACCAGCGATTTCTTATACACAAGGCAAACTATGTGGAAGAGTATCGTTATGCTTGGCGTAAAAAGAACAGAAAGAAAACGCAGGACATTGTTAAAATAATAGATAGAACAAGAGGATATAGGAACGCATATTTCTAATATATATGGCAGATAATTTATCAGCGTTAGAACTTGTCCCAAGAGGAGTAGAAGGAACCGGAAAGGCAGTGGTGCTGGGCAATGAGCCTGTCGTGCAAAGTTTGGCAAGACTTAGCAGCAGAATGGACAACCTGCAAAGGTTAAAAATGTATTCGGATGCTAAGAAGGCTCAGGCTAAACAAAAAGAAGTGGAGTATGACAAAACTCCAATAAATGTTAGCCAGATTGAAGGAGGTGTTCTTGGAGGGTGGAATACAAGTAAAATTCAACAAGGATATACAGACCTTACACAAAAATGGCTCAATCTTAATCCAGAAGAGAAACAGCAAAAGCTTGGAGAGCAAGCACTTTCTGCAAATGCGAGCAATACATATGTAAAAAATGTAAATGCTACACTACCCAAGGTGCAGGAGGATGTATATAAACTTGGATATAACACTGGTACGCGTGATATAGTGGATGCAGAAAAAGAATATCTTGCCACTATGGATGTCGGGGCAAAACAATATGCCCAGCAAAACAATATCACAGACCCGCAACAAATTCAACAGCTGCGCGATAAATTGGTTATTAACAATAGCTTCACCGACTTTTACGCAAATAGAATCAAGAACAACCCAAATAGCATTGACCTTAATCGTTTTGGTCAGCGCATATATGATGTGCTTGGACAGACGAGCAGGCAAGTGGTTATGCCGGATGGACAAGGCATCGCCATTAGCAGAGATAATTTGTATACGGAAAAGGGAAACTTAGATACCGAAAAGTTAAAACTTGCAATTAATGCAGATAGCGAAGACAGCAAGATGTTCAATCTGGCTACAACGCAATATTTAAAATCTGCAGCAAATGCCACAGGGGATAAAAACGCATCAGATGCTGTGGATGCTCTTTTGGCTTCTAATTATAATGTGAATGCGCTTGACGCAACGCAAAAAAAATTGATTGAAGCAAAGGTGATGCCTGCAGCCCAAAATGCTGTATTGCAAAGAATGTTTGCTGGCAAGGGTAAGTTTGAAACAACACAAAATCTTCAAGCTACTGAAGAGAAGAAAAGGCTTGAAGAAAGAGGGGTAAAACAAGCAAGCACAACATCTCGGAGAGGCCCAGTTAATCAGTATATTTCTTACAATTCTGTAACACCTTCTCAATATGGAGAAACTGAGGTTGTTGGAGCTGATAAACAACCAGTTGTTATAGATAAAGGCAAGGTTAACTTAGGAAATGGTTTAACTAAAACGCTTCCAAAAGACGATACATTCCAATTTAACACTGGAACTCGTATGTATTTTATTGGAGCTATCCCATCTACAGTGAAACAACAACTTGGCATAAGAAACCAAGATGGAAGCTATACAACGGAAATGCCTTTTGAAACACAAAATTTAACATTGCTAACAGATGAGGTTTATGCAACCAATATGAATAGCAAGTTTACAACAAAAGGAGGCAGTGTTGGCTATAGACCTAAAGGGCATATAATGCCAATAGGGACTCCGGGGGCCGTGCCAATAGGTAGGAATTATGCAATTGTTGAACTTTATGAGTATTTAAAAACAATGCCGGAAAAAGCAAGGAACAAAATACAAATGGATAAAGAAGCAATAAAAGGCGTAAAAGTTGTTTTATCCACTGATGATAATCAACAAGTGTTAAGCAAGTTTGAAGGCGAGCTTGAGCCTGTAAATGTTCCAAAAAGGAACAGTTCAATAACTGTTGCAAAAAAGAGAAAGTAAAGATTATATGGCTGAGAATTTAGAAATCGAAGAACAACAAGTTGTATCTCAAGTAGATGGAGACGGAGGGAAGAAAGAAAAACTTCCTAAAGTAGCTCCATCCGTACAATTGTATAACGATATACTAAGTTTAAAAGAACCCGGATTCAGTGATGAGTATAAAAAAATTGGGTATAAAAAATTCAATTCGCTTTTAACTGGAGACGAAGAGTTTCAGAACGCACTACTTACCGACCTTAATGAGCGCGGGTTTGGAATAAGTCCAGAACAATTTGCTGGCACTTATCTTCCTGCTAAAGGCCAAGCAGAGGTTTATGATTTTAGCGCAGTAGAAAAGCCCACTGCCGCACCGGAAGTAACAAAGGAGGATGAAGGATTCTTTGGTCAAATAAAAGGCTTTGCAAAATCCGTATATGGATATGGAAAAGATTTTTACAATACAGTAAAAAGAGACATATACACCGGAAAGGCGCAGGAAGGGGCGCAGGTGGAGGATTTTCTTATGGGCAAGGTGGACACGAAAAACCTTGCCCATTACCTGAAAAAAGCGCATGAGGTAGGCGATATACAGATAGAAGCAGAATATGCAAAAGATGAAGGAGTATTAAAAGATGCTGCAGACCTTGCTCTTATGCTTGGTCCAGCAATTGTTGGTTCTTTTTCAAGCATGGTTGCCGCTGGCGGAAAAAAGATGCTTGGAATGACAGCAGCTGGAGCGGCAGCTGGAGCTGGATACGGTGCTGCTACAGGCTTAGCTGCTGGTGGTATTGGTGCTGCTCCGGGCGCAGTTGCTGGTGCTATAACAGGAGCGGGAAGGGGCGCGCAGGTGGCTATGGTGCAGCAGGGATATAACTTAGAATTTGCAAGCAGCGTTATAGACGAGCTTACGGAAAAGGGAGCAATTGACCCAAATGCAGACGAAGCCACATTAAAAAAACAGCTTGATGATGCGTTTGCAAATAAGCAGCTAATGAAGCCTATATACGAAAAGGCCAACACAAGGGCCGGAATTATTATGGGCGTAGACATTGCTGCAAGCGGAATAGGCGGTAAAGTTATAGGAACACTACGCAGAGCAGCTATGTCAAAGCCTGTTGCCAAAACAGCTATAGGACGCGTTCTACAACAATCGGCAAGAGCAGCAGCACAAACGGCCCCTGCAAGAGCAGCCGTAAAAATGGCTGAACGAGCAGCGCAGGTGGGAAGCGCATTCTCTAAAACAAAACTGGGCAAGTCACTGGATGTTATAGATGCAATGGATATAACCGCCGGGGCTGGAGGAGAAGCATTGGCACAGTTGAAGACAGAGGGCAAGATAGACTGGAAAGAAGTAACCTTAGAAGGGGGAGCAGAAGGAAGCTATATAAAAGCTCTGCGTGCGCTTGGAGACATCGGGAATAAAAAACAAGAGCTATTAGGCTTGCCACAAGCACGCACGCCGGAGGCTCTTCCAAGCGGTCCAGAAGCGATGTTCAGCGAAGTGACACAAGAGGAGTTTGACAATTATAAAAAAGGAGTTATCACCCCCACACGCGCAAGCGATATTGTTACGGATGTTGATATAGCGATTGAAGACCCAAGCCATTTAGAGAAACTTAAAGGCACAAACCCATTATACGCAGAGATGGTGACAGATGCTTTTAACAAGCATATTGTAGCCGTTGAAAATCAGAAGCTATATAATGTAGCCCTTGATGATGTAGCAGAATTGAATGGCATATCTGCAGAGGAGGTGCGCATGGCTATTACACCAAACGCACCCGAATTCAATCAAAAGATTGCAGACGATTTTCGGAATAGTTTTAATGTTTTACAAAAACAATACAGAGAGAAAGCACAAAATGATAGTCAAGACGCAGCAGGGGTATCAAGTGAAGTCGGAGGCGGGAAAGAATCTGAGCCAACCGAATCTCAGCAAGGAGCAGGCCAAGAAGCGGCTGGCGATGGTGGAGTATTTCAAGAGGCGGAAGGGGAGGAAAGGTTAGCCGAAATAGACGAGCTGCTTGCAGATGATGACGCATTTTTCGCGCAGAATAATGATAGGCTTCTTAGCCCAGAGGAAAGGCAAGACCTTATAAAGGAAAGAGAAACCATAGCTGGGCCACAAGTTGCGCCCACTACAGGACTATCTACAGGAGCTACACCAGCAGCGGCTCCGGCTCAAGTGGTTGCTCCTGCAAATGCTCCTGCAACAGAAGCTGCTCCAGTTGTTGAACAAGCGGAAGTGGTGACTGAAACCGCAGCTTCACAACAGCCCGCTACCTCTAAACCAGATAAAAAGGCGAAATCTACAACAACAGCAGCTACAAAGCCTGCAGCGAAAGAAGTGAAGGCGGCGGATGTAGAAATACGCAAAGGCAAAACGCACGCCACAGATGGCGTATACGAAGCCGTATACAAAGGTAAAGTGATTGGCAAGATGACCTTTGACAAGAAGGAGAAGGTGTGGGTGGATGCTGCCGGAGATAAGTTTGCCCAAAAGAAAGATGCAGTAGAAAAGTTTGTTCTTAGGTATAATATGATGGAAGAGGGCAAGACTGCGACATCAACTAAGCCAGCCGAAACAAAAAAACAATCAGAAACAAAACCGGAAACAAAAGCTGAAGTAAAACCAGAATCAGAGAATAAGGGCGCTGCTAAAATGCCAACTGCTATACAAGATGCATATGCAAAGCGTGCAACATTAAGAATTACCGCCGATGCCCTTGTTAAACAAATGGGTGGCAAGAAACTTTCTGGCAAAGCTCAAAAAGAACTTGATGGTGTAAATGCGGAGATTCAAAAGCTGGACAATCTTATCAACGCTTTTGAAAAAGAACGCGCAAGGCAAAGAGCGGAATCCGAAAAAGCTAAAGCTGAGGAGAAAAAACCGGAAGCAAAAAAAGAACAAAAGCAGCCAACAACAATAAGTGGTGGCACTGAAAAAGAAATTGCATACGGCAACTATCTAATAAACGAGTTGGTTTCAAGAGACCCGGAAGGAGAAAAGTCTCGTCAGATTTATGTTGATGGATGGAACGATGTAAATAAAAATAAAACGGCAAGCAAGGCTAATTCATTTTTAGAAGATGTGTTAGTTAATATGCTTCCATCTGACAAACAACCAACCGGATATGCCGATATACGAGATGCATTTAGGAATGCTCAAGAAAAAGCGGAAACAAAAACCGAAACAAAATCCGAAAGCGTTTCTGCAAACGATGTCAAGTCTTTGACAAAAGTTAATGAAGAGCTATTTGGATTAGATAAAGAGAAGGCAAGTGCCGCTGCTACTGTTATGGATTCCATGATTGGGCAGATGGCAAAGCGAGCCGGAGTGACAAAAGAAGAAATGTATGCTAAACTGGAGTTCCGCAAAGCAACAGCAAAGGGGCTTCCTAAAGGCGTAAAACTCCAATTAGATGCGTGGCATGGTTCGCCCTATCAGTTTGCAAAGTTCTTGCTTGAAAACATAGATACGGGCGAAGGAGCGCAAGCATTTGGATGGGGATTGTATTTTACTGACTTGCAAGATATTGCTACATATTATGCAAACAGCGTAAGCAATCAAAATCTTGACAGCGACATTGCTAAAGCAAAATCAGTAATAGTTGAAGATTTTTATGATAATGGCAAAAGCGAAAATCTTATAGATGCAATGTATGAAGCCACTGCCAATGAGTTTCAAAAAACTGATAGGCAGATTCTTGCTCACATTGCAGATGTGTTAGGCAATGTAGCTCGTTTTCCGGGAGTTAAACCATCAAGTAAATTATTCCCGCCATCAATTATAAAAGCAATTATAAACAACAAAGATGTTCTTGGGGATATAGGCAAAAAGGCGGTTTACAAGGCGAACCTTTTTGCTGGAAAGAAGCGTTATGTTGTTGCCCCTATACAATCGCTTGACCAAAAATGGAATGTATACGATTCTCAGACATGGGAGCAAGTACATAGAAACCCCTATCCATTATCGTCTGTTGAGGCAACCGCCAAAGCATTGCGAGATTCATTTGATGATGGCGAAAAGTTTCTTGTATTAAAACATATCACTGGAGCTTTAAGGCAAAACTTAAATGATTTGCAATATTTAGTAGAAAGTGAAAACGATTTAGATATTGCAAAAAAAATAAAACCTCTCCAAGCCTCAATTACAGAGGAAATGGAGCGCATAAATAAGACTAATATAAGGAGTGAAATAAATTTTAAACAAGAGCTAAAAAAGTTTAAATCTAAGTTTGATGAAATTAGAGAACTGTTTGATTCTTTGGAAGAAAACAGCAAATCTATAAATCAAATGAAGGAAGCATTTTTGGAGGTTAGTGAAGATGGCGTAAATGCATGGATAGCTGCAAATTCACAACATAAAGCAAAAAAATATCACGAAGCCAAAGCAAAAGGAGATAATGCTCCTATTATAGGAGAAGTAGAAAAAACTGTTGGAACTGGAACGCAAGGGATGTTAGACGACCTTGAAAGAGTTACACCCGAAAAAAGGTTTAACTCTAAAGAGGAAGCGTTATCTTGGATAAATGACAATAATGAATATACATTCCTTGAATGGGATAAACCAATAAGTATAGCCAACCTTAAAAAGATAAAAAATCAAGCTGCAAAAGAGGGTATAAATAATTTTCCAAATATTGAGGGAAGACTTAAAGAAACTCTTAATGGGGTTAATGGTTTATATTCTGATGCAGGAGCCTTTTATAATGAACTAAAAAATGCTATTGCATCTGCCGAGCAAACATCAAAGTTTTTATTAAGAGCCGGTATAGATGGTATAAAATATCCTGCCGAAAGTATAGCAGCAGGAAGAACCAGTGATAATGCTCGTGGCTTTAACTATGTAATCTTTGATGAAAACGCTATAAACATTGAGGATGTAATTAAATTTCAAAAGGATGCAAACAAAGCAAGGGGTGCTGTTATGGTGGGCATGGATGGACAGGCGGTTATATACGCCCTTACCAACCCAAATGTTTCAACCCCTCTTCACGAACTGGCTCATGTATACGAACACTATCTTAGCGATGCTGAAAAAGACACTGTATTAAAAAGCGCTGGAACTAAAGAGTGGAACACAGAGACAAGCGAATATTTTGCAAGAGGATTTGAAAAGTATCTTGCGGAGGGCAAGTCGCCAAACGAGGCTCTTTCCAAAGTTTTTGAAAAGTTCAAGCAGTGGCTTGGGGATATTTATAAAGGGATTAAGGGTAGCCCAATAGATGTCAAGCTTAATAAGGAGATGCGCAAGATTTATGCGCAAATGCTTGGTGCGGAAGAAACAAAAACGACTGGGAAGCAAGAGGTAAAAACCGAGGTAAAAACCGAAGTGAAGGCCGAAACGCCAACCCCATCTGCAAAGGTTGCTCCCACGTTTTCAGAGTTTGATGCTATATCCGCAGACCGTGGAAAAATGAAAGAAGCAAAGGCGGCTTTTATAGAGAAGCACGGGCAACTTGCCTATGATGCTATGAAAGAAATATCTGCTAACTTTACGAAAATTACAAAAGCCCTTCAGGAAAAGGAAATTCTTACTAAAAAGTGTTAAGCATGAATCCTAAATCTCTTCTCTCATCATCCGACAAAGAGCTGTTAAACGAGGCAGCTCAACACGAACTATATGCAAGCAACTACTATAAGTATGTCGCAGCTTGCATGCAAAAATCCGGACTGTTTGGCGCACAGAAGTTTTTCGAAAAAGAAAGCGGGGACGAGATTGAGCATTATTATATGCTGCGCGATTTTGTAAATGATATGGGGTGCGAGATTGAAACTCCTGCTATTGACGAGCCACAGCCATTAAAGGAAGACGATTGCCTGAAATGCGTATTGGAGGCGGCCTACCAACTGGAGTTGGAGCTATACGAATTCTATTCAAAATTTTATACCAACGCAAAAGCTCCAGCAGTGCAGGTGGCGCTTATTGATTTTGTCAATATACAACGCAAGTCTGTTGGGGAATACGGCGACCTTATTGCAAGGTTTTCTAAAGCATCGGATATATTGATTTTTGACAAAGAACTCGGTGAGCTTGCAAAATGAAAGATTGTTTATACACCCCCCAGAACTCAAAAAAAGATTATTCTTATGATGAGTTCCGCGCTTATTTATTAAGAAACCATTCTTGGTGGAGCAGCGTTGCAAAAGACCTTGCTCCTTCGGTTCTTGCGTATAAGGCCACTGCTGTCACGCCCGTAGCGACAACAGAAGCTAAGCCTGCAACAGCAGCTACAACAAAGCAAACCGAAAAGAATAAGGTGGTGTTGTCTAAGGCCACACAACGAATCAAAGCCGGATTTGACGCAATCACAAAGGCAATGGGGTTAAGGCCGAAGGTGGAGTTTTTATCTGTAGAGCAGGCAAAGCAAATGCTTGCAACAAGAAACGACCTTAGCAAACTTATTGCAGGATTCAACATGACCAGAAATGACTTACGCGCTGCCGTAAAGTTTGGTATTGCAAATGAGCTTGAACAAAAGGGAACTGCTCCATTAGACATTAAACTTCAAACGGGATGGGAGCGTGGAGCCGATGGCGATTGGAAATATGAAATTGGAGATGCCCAAATAAAGAAATCAGCATTTAATATGATTGTTCAAAACAATGAAATGATGCTTATGGATTTAGAGGCGGCAGAGGAGGATACAGAACAATTTAACACTTATTTTAAGTTAGGGGATTTAATAAATTCAAATAGCGAAGTTTTAAAAAAATATCCAGAGGCAAAACAGATTGATGTTATTGTTTATCCGCTTGCTGGACAAGAAGGTACAAACAAGAATGGAAATTTTAATTATGAAAACAATATAATTGAAATATATCTACAGGGAATGGATGTTGAGGATATTAATATAGACGATATTAATTCCACATTAAACCACGAAATACAACATTATATACAATATAAAGAGGGTTTTGCATTAGGAGCAAATTTAGAAGCATTTATTGCAGAAAATGAAGATATAGATTGGTCGTATACATTATATAAACATTTAGCGGGCGAAACCGAAGCAAGAAATGTGCAGGAAAGGATGTCTATGTCGCCAGCCACAAAGTTAAGAACGCTTTTGGAAAGCACAGAAGATGTCCCTCGCATCAATCAAATAGTTTCAAAAACAAGACGCATACTTGTTGAAGGAAAAGATTTTTACATTGGGTCTAACGGAGAAATACTAAGCGGGTCGTCTGAAGCATATGAGAAAATGATGAAAGAGTTCAACTGGAAAGAGTTGGACAGCGATTATATGGATTACGACTATCTCAAATCTACAGATGGAAAAGTTCTTGGATTTGTTGCAAAAGAAAAAGACGGAACATATAAAATATACATTGACCCAACAGCCGTTGGTAGCGAAACTCCTATACACGAAATAGCCGGGCATATATTCTTGCCAATGCTTAAAGAAGTAGCTCCTGATGTATACAATCGCGGCATTGAGTTGGTGAAGGGTAGTGAATACGAAAAACGCCTAAAATCATTGGGCTATGCTTTTAAAACAAAAGAAGAAACATATGCAGAAGCATTAGCGCAAGCAGTGGGGGATAGGGGGGCAAAACTATCATATTCATCAAAAGACAAGTTCTTGGACTGGCTTAAAACAATGTGGCAGAAAGTGGGCGATATATTAAAGATTAATATATCTCCTGAAAAGCTGAAGGACATGAAGCTGGGTGAGTTTGCCGACTTTATTGCTGGCAGTATTGTATACGGGCAAGAGATTGCGGAAATGGAGGCGGCTCCATTAATAGCCCCTCCCGGCAATGTTCTGTTTACGCCTGAGCAAGCAGATGCTATTATATCCGAAAAGATTGATGAGGTTCTTGGCACAACACTTACCGATAAAGAGATTACGCCAGAAAACAGGAGAATGCTTCTGGGTAAAGATGCCTATAGAACGCAAGCCGCTGGTAAGATTGCTAAAAAGTTTGGCAATCTTATGGAAGCCATTAAAGAAGATGTAAAAATCTATTTGACAAAAGGCGGAGTTGGTATACAACAGTATACGGGCGCAGCAAAAGATTTCATTAAAACGCTTGGCGACCAGATAAAGAAAACAGCCATTATTGCCGCAATAGCCGTATCAGGAATTGTGGGAACAATGAAAGCTATGGACACAAGCGCATTTACAGCTGCGGTTAACTCTGTTAAAACCGAACTGATTAATAGCGGGATTCTATCTCCGGCTATAGCAAATGAAAGCTTCGCGCAGATAGGAGCAGAAATAAGAAAGGCGTTTCAAAGAAGCACAGAAAAGCCAACAGGAACACCTTCTGCTCCTCCAGTAGAAGCCATACTGTTTGGGGTTGCCATCCCTATTGCAACAAGAAAACGTATATACGAAGCAATCAAAGGACTTAATATTGCAGACGCAAAAGAAGCCGCAACAAATGTGATGCAGCAGGATGGAATATCTCAAGAAGATATTAATGCTGTTAATGCACAAATTGACGAGCGATATGAAGCGGTGAGTGATGCGCAATTTCTTGCCAACCATATAGACAAATTGCGTGCGGCACAAAAGCTTACAGCCGCTCAGGCAAAGCAGCTAATGCATCACTTTAGGAATTTTCTTGTAAGTGAAGAAGCCCTGCAGGAGGCAATAGAGTTTGTAAACAATCTTGCCGAAAAGAAGAACTTGATGGAAAAGCTGGCAAAAGCAAAGGTTGCTTTCCGCAAGTTAAAGAGCATACGCAATAGTAAGAAGCTTACAATATACGACAAACAACTTGCCGGGAAATTAGCAACGCCGCGTTTCTATTTACTTTCCGAAGAGGAGATGGACAAGGTTATTGCTATGGCTACAGACTTTTATGAAAGTAGGTTGTCAAGCAGAGCCGGAAAATACACTGCACAGGAAATGATGGATTTCTTTGAGGAAGTGGGAACACGCAGGCCAAAAAGAACTCGCTCATCTGCTGCGGGAAGAAGAGCCACAACAGTGGCTATGCTTCAATTTTCTGTAGAACAAGCATTGGCTGATTTTAGCAGCAGACTACCGCTTGCTGCGGAGTTGTCCCGCATGGACCTGTCTGTACTTGGCAAACAAAAAGACAGCCTGCAAAGGATATTAAACGCTCTAAAAGCATTTGATGAAACGGGTATTGTATACGACCTCGGAAATATTGTTGAAACTGTACGAGCGCTAAATGATGCTGCTAAACTTAGAAAGTCTCCTATAATTGCAAAGCTAAAAAGGCTTGCAGCTGGCGGCATTTCTGCAAAACTTCAGTTTGAGGGGATTGATGCAGCAGATGTAAGGCGCATATTGTTTGGCGGATGGGATAGAAAAGCTGCTGCCACTACAGCGGAAAACAATAAGCAAAGGTTAGAGATAGATGTAAAGTTTGACAAACTGGGTATCAATCTGGAAGACAGATTTGTTCTTGGCGCATACGCATTTTTAAAAGAGTTAAGCGGCAATCAAACAATTGGGTTAAAGGTGGATGTGCTTGTAGACCAAATGAATGATTTGAAGTCTCGGATTGAAAATGCAAAAAAGTATGGCAGCGATAGTGAAACAGTAGAAATGTATCGCCATTATTATACAGGAGCAACACAGGCACTTGTGAAGCTTGGGGTAATTAGCATGGTGGATAACACATGGAAAGCAAACGAGAACTTTGACTTGGAGGCTAATGTGAGCGACAAGGTAAAAGCTGCATGGGAGTATAGCAGAGAGATATTGCAAAGCAAGTTTCCGGAATACGCAGCAGCTATGCAGTCATATCATGGAAGAGACTTTGATGAAATACAATCCTACTGGCCCAGAAACTTAATAAGGACAGCAGAGCGTGTTTCTACACTTGAAGACCCATCCACGCAATTGCCAAGAATGGGCAACCTTGGTGAAGAGGGCGTTAATCAAAGCAATGAGATTGCGGGCAGGAATAGGGGCCGTAGCTTGATGCCAAGAATGGGCGCGTTTTATGTGTTGGACGGATACGAAACGCTGGTGAATGGATTGTGGGATATAAATGCGACATCCAATATGTCTGCAGAATATGCGTATACAAATGCACTGGTGAATAAAACTACGCTGGTAGATAATCAGGAAACAAACACAAACCTGAAGAGATACATTGTTAGTAGTGTAGCCGGAATACTAAAAGACCCATTGCTATTTGTAGACACAAGAAATGATTGGCAAAAAGCAACAAGCATTCTGATGGATGCAGCTACCACCACTATTCTAAATAATTTCACTCAGCTAATTAAACAGCCAATGGCCGTAACGCAAGGATTTGTAACAAATCCAAAGTCGTCTATGGAAGCCATTAAGTTATTGGCATTAGCTCCAACAAATCCACAGCTTAAAGCGGCGTTAAATAAATTCTTTAACAATACAAGTGAACCATATACCAGTCAGCTTGCACACATAGAGTTAGAGACAGCCTATCAGGTGCAGCCAAACAAATATGTGCGTGGGGTGAATAACGCATTGGATTTTCTCCGGCCTCAAACGCTGATTGCTGCCAATCGATTTACACAACGCGTCCTGTTGCTTAGCGAGTACCTTGCAGAGCGCAAGTATTCTGGTAATGGTATGCAGATTATAAATGATGCGGAGAACGGGTTTGATACAACTGCACTTGCTGCAGCGGAGAATAACGCAGAAGCCGCAAACAGTACAGCGAACAGGCATTTTTTGCCTATGGAACTGAAAGAGGCAAAAGCCATGAAAAAATTCCTCTACTTCTTGGGAACATACACTTTTGTGGCCGTAAATGAGTTTTTTAATAATGTTAAAATAATTGTCAGCCCCGGTTATACGGCTTACCAAAAGCGTGTTGCATGGACACAGGCGGGTGGATTCATTGTACAACAAATCATGTTCCAAGTAGCGTCTAAGGCAATATACGAAGGCATACGAGAAATGGGCAGAGACTTAGATTGGCTTGAAGAAGAAGACCCGAAAGCTAAGCAGGAAAGAAGAGACAAGTATTGGTATCAAACCCCTGCTCAAGTGTTGATGGATATTGCTACCGGATGGTTGCCATCCGTATACAGCGATAGCATTAAACTTAGCACCAATTGGTTTGTTGAGTATATGCAAGACAAATACGCGGAAACAGAGGAGGATGCTAAAAAGAAAGTGGAGCTTATATTCAAAAGAGCAGACCAACTTCCCGGACCAATAGGCGTTGTTGTCCCAATGTTTGAAAATGTATGGAAAGCGGCTGAATCAAAAGACAATGAGTATTTGGCATACACTATGGGCATGGCAGCCTCTATGTTCTTAAAAATGGGAGATGCATATTATATCCTCAAGCTCAAAATGCAGGCCGTAAAGAATTTGTTGTCCGCAGAAGGGAATGAAGATGTATTTAAAGCTATGCGTCATAACAACCCTACGCAGTACAAATCTTATGTGGATGAGATAAGACGCGCTGGCGTTCCGGATGATGTCCTGCATTTTATGGCGTGGAGAGAAGGGGACAAGGGCTATTATGTACCAGCTAAAAACGCAGCCAGATTTTATCAGCTATTTCAAAAAAACTATAATGAGGAATATGCATATTTAAAGGAGGATAGAGAGGGGATGCCAGATTCGAAAATCAAACAAAGCGCTCGCAATGCTGCTGCGGCCTCAACCCAATATGATTTTGACCCAATTGAAATTGACTTGACAGAAATACTTAAAAGCAAAAAATGATACACAGAATTAATAGCGTTGCTCCGGATTTGGATGATAGGGTAATAAAGCCAAATCAGGCGCGTAGTGTAAAAAATTTACGCTTTGGCTCATCTGATGATAATAGTAATTTGAGCGGGGGTATATTGGTAAATGGTATTGAAGAAATCACACTGGCAAATGAGCAAGTCAATCCATATAAAGCAGAAGGATTTACGCCCACTGCCAGCAATCCTAAAGCCACGGGGTATTTTATTGACTACGAGGAAAACAATATATATGTTGCTATATACAGAGAAAGCCCAGTAACGGGTCAATTTGACAATAGGCATCAAATCATTCAAATTAATATTAGGACAGACATTGCCACTACAGTGGTAATGGGGCAGTGGCTTAACTTTCAAAAAGATGGAAATGTATCAATAGCATATATTGATGGCAAACTATACTGGACAGATAATGTAAACGAGCCTCGTATGGTAAATGTTAAAAAAGCCATTGAGACTTATAACAACACAACTGCAAGCCCTTTTGATAAGGGATTATTATTTTACCCTCTTATAATTCCAAACGCACCAAATCAATCCCTTTGGGCATATTCCCAAATTAAAAGAACGCCACAGGGGGTGATGAATATTGAGTATGAAGGAGTGGTTCTACCACCAGTAAATGTATTTAATTTTTATTGGATAACATTAGATGCTAATGTGCCACAATTTAAAAATAGAAACTGGATTGTAGATGTTCCATATCAATTCAGTTATTATTATGTATACGACAATAATGAGGAAAGTAGATTAGCGCCGTGGACTAAAGCAATATATCAAATTGCTAATCTAACAATAAGCATTCCATCAAGCGAGTTTAATTATTTGAATATTTATACAAATACAATCGTTAAAGAGGTGGTGTTTGTAATGAGGCAGGGAAATGAAGGTGTAATATATAATATTTATAAATTTAAGCTTACAGATGTCCCTTGGCCTCCGGCAACGGGGGCTATTAATTGGTTTCCAATAAAATATACAATTTCACGTGTTGATGGCGTGGATAAACTGCCAACACCAGCAGATGTTTATTCGCAAAGATATGATAGTGTGCCTTTATTGTCAAGAAACAACACAATTGCAAATAATATTCTTAACCATGCGAATGTAAAATTAGATTACGATAGCTATGGAACAGTAAAGCTTACTGCAACAATAGGTCAAGATACAGCTCTAAGACCTATCATAAATGCTGGATGGACATCTGAAAAGTTTTTTAATTTAGATAATTATAAAACCTTTCGACCATCATCTACATATTCAGTTGGCATGCAGCTCATTGACGAATATGGAAGATGCTCTCCCGTAATTAACACTACAACGGTTACTTTCCCAGCGCCAAAACAAGGATGTTGGACCGGAGAAATTACAAATCAATCTATAACAATGGATTCGCCATATCCAGCAAACTCAGCAACTGTAATAACCGATGATATAGGGGTTTCGGGAATATGGCCCAATATATATAATTATTATCATTTAGACCTATCTATAACAGGACAACTTCCTTCGCATGCGAAATATGTTCGTTTTTGTATGTCAAAAAATCAAAGCGTACAATTTTTTAATAAAACCATTGTAAGATTATATTACTGGTATCAACACAATTTAGTAGATTCAATTTTTGTAGAAACGCAATTGAGTATTAAAAATTTTAAAAATTTTACATATCAAGGAACTAATCAAGGCGATATTTTAAAAACTATACGCAGGGCAAATACAGACGCAAATTATGTATTTAGAGGATACGGATTAGAATTGTGCGATAATGTGCCATTTGTATATGATGAAAAAGAAGAACAATATGTAAGATTATCAAAAACCTTGCAGGCGCATAGAGATGAAAATGTATCTGTTGGGCGGTTTCAAAAAGAGTTGTTTGAACCAATTGAATATAAAATTGTAGGGCAAATAGGAGGAAGTGTTCTATTAATAGAAGAAAATTTTTCCGATATTAAGTTTTATGCTGGGTATGTAGCTAACACAGGGGTTACGGGCCAAATCCTGCCTGTATATCATGCTGTAGAAATATACACAAAAAAGAAAGAACAGGAAGTAGTTTTTTACGATGTTCCGGCACAAGCTATAACAAACACATCATATAGAATTTTTGGTGATTGTTATTTAGCATATGTACAAAAAGAAATTCTTCCACAAAATATACCAAGATACAAATTTATAAGTTATAATAGTGGTTTAGGGTTGTGGGTTGTACAAGAAAACACCACATGGTCGGATAAAGGGTATACATATACGGGTTGGTTTTATTCAATGAATCCAACGGATATTTATGACGAAAAATGGAATACTGACTTTGGTTTAGAAAACATCGCCGACACAGGGACAACGATTCCTATAAAATATCCATATAGTATTGCGTTTAGCGATAGCTTTAATGTTGGCAGTAAGATTAATAATCTTAATCGTTTTAATCCGCTCAATATTCGGCAAACACCTGCTGAAAACGGAGAACTTATAAGTTTAGTTCTTACAAACGCCCAACAAGACCAACCCGGAGTATTGCTTGCTATAGGGACGCTTGGCGTAAATAGTTTTTATTATAACGCTGTACAGCTTACAAATGTAGACGGAACCACAAACCTTGCTACAACCGACCAGCACTTAGCTTCCCAGCGTCCACTTATAGGACAGTTTGGCACAAGCAATCAGTTAAGCATAAGTAAAACTACATTTGGAAGTGTATACTGGTGGAGCGATGTAGTAAATGATTTTATACGGTATAGCAGGGCGGGCCTTGAAAGGCTTGGTCTTACATACATGTTTGCCAACAAAGCAAGAATAGCCTCAGAAGGGAAGAGCGTAGTTACTGGATATGACTTCCTAATGGATGAAGCCATAATGACCCCTAATGGAGGTGATTCTTTTGTGTTTAGTGAAAGGTTTAAAACATTTCAAGGATATAGAGAATACTTTGATGGGTTACAGGCTACACCCGAAATGATTATTGGAACTCCCGCAAAAACATATTTTTTCTTAAATGGATTGCTGTACGCATCTTCCGTAAATGTAGAAGAGAATAAGTTTTTTGGAGTGAAGTATAATCCGGTGGTTGAGCTTATAACAAATGAATACCCCACCGTAATCAAACAGTGGAATTCTGTAAGGGTGTTTGGCCCAAAGCCCATATACACACAACTTGAAGTGGGTAGCGCAGAAGGTTTCTACTACAAAACCGAGATTAAAAATAGTTGGTGGATAAAAAGAAAAGGGGAGTACAATGCAGCTGTGCGTAGAAGCACTGTTGGGGGCGGTGATGGAATGGATGGAAAAGTTATAGAAAGTAGGATTTTATATTCTACCTTTGTATTCGATGCAAATGATTTTGATAAATTAAATTTTATTGAGATTAAGTCTAACACAGCAGTCACACAATAAAAATGCCTCCTGAGTATACACCTTCCGATTATGCGCTACTTGGTCGTAGCGGATTGTCAAACGCAGATATTGCGGGACTTACAGGTCAGACGTTAAGGCTCAATCCTTATATGGCTGGCGCAGCTGCCCTATCTACTATACCAAGTATATATCAAGCCTACCAACAGAGCAAGGAAATCGACCGCCTTAAAAAAGAGGGCGTAAAAGACATCACTCCGGAAGCTTTTAAAAGATATGAATCACAGGTAGCCAGAGAGGCGTTAAGCAGCAGGCTGCCGGGCGAAGGAACTGCCAGAGACGAGATAACGCGTCAGCAGGCAATGACACAAGCCAATATACAGCGGATGTCTCAAAACCCTGCACAGGCATTGCGTGCAGCTATGTCCCTTAACCAACAAGGCGTGGCAGCTCGTAATCAACTTACTATGGCGGGAGCGCGTGACCAAGCCCGTAGAAGAGCGCTTGCAAACGAGGCTATGATGAAGCGTGCTATGTTCCAAGAGCAGGGAAGAAAAGAATACGCTCAAACACTTGGGGCTTTGGAGGGTGCTAAAATGCAGAACATTAATAAAGCTTGGCAAGGGGCGCTTTCAGGATTATTGAGTTCGTTTGTTTTAGGGGGGGCAAGACAACCTAAAGTTCCTGTGGCTCCTTTCGCCCCTGTGGCTCCTGCTGAAAATGTAGGCTCAAGTGTTACGCCACAAAATTATATTGGAATGCTTGGGAATACCTATGGAGGTAAAGATATACCATACGAGGAGACCTTATATTTAAAATAAGAATGTATAGCCCAGATTTAACTGTTCCGTTTGAGGAAAAGAAGGACAAAGAGTATGGACTACGCTTTGCCCGTGGACTGGAAATGATGCACCTTCAACAAGTTGCCTTATTTAACAGTCCTCGTAGAAGATGGGCTGAAAATTATCAATACGCTCTTGCCAACCAATCCATTCTTCGCACCATTCGTCCGATAGAAAATATATCCGGCAATGATGCATTTACACTTCCCGGAGCAGACCTGCGAAATGTACATATAGCCCCAGCAATTGTTGATGCGATAAATGGCAAAATGAATCGCATGCAGTTTAAGCCAAAGGTGACGATGATTGATGCTATTAGCATGAATAAGCGTGACGAAATACGGGCTAAGGCTGAGATTGTGATGATGCTTAAAAAAATGGGCTTTGATGCACAGGAGGCAATGAAGATATACAACATGTCTCCGGATGATGTCCCTATTGACAATACAGAGCTGGAGCTTAAAATGCAGATGGCTCCGCAATTGCAAGTGGAATCTGCGCTGGAACTTGGAATAGAGTATGTAAGCCACGACAGCAAGCAAGATGTGTTAGCTAAGATGGTGGACAATGACCTTATTATTACATCTAATGGAGGTTATTGGATAGACCGCACCGGAGGCAAGCGTGTTATAAAAAGACTTGACCCGTTAAACTCTGGATGGAGCTTTAGCATGGTGGAGGATGCCAGAGATGTTGTGTTTGCATATACAATTGAAGCAGTTCCAATTACAAAGGTGATGTATGACGCTGCTGGTTATCTTTCTTCAGAGGAGATGCAGCTTATACGCGGTGGCAGATTTGACTTAATGTACAATTGGCTGTATACGTGGAGTGCGTTTTCCGAGGGAAGCACGCCAATATACAGCAGCACATATGTAGACTATGCGTTGGTGATGTACTTTGAGTTTATCAGCGTAGATGACTTCTATGGCATGATAGACAAAAAGGGAATGCAAAAAAGCGGATATGCTGAAGACCCCAAGGCCAAAACGATACTGAAAACCAAAACGCAGAATGTGTTTGGTGGGAAGTATATATGTGGAACTGGTTTAATATACGACTATGGCGTAAAAGAATCAGTTCGCCAACCAATCACTGCTAATCCGGAAAATGTATACAGAACTAATCCTGCAAAAAGCTATGGAAGCTTTGTGATATACCAAGCCAACATGGTGCAAGGGCAGAGCAAATCTGTAATTGACCGGGCAAAAAAACATATTGACATCATTCAACAAACTGTTGAAAAGATTGATGTATACACAAAAGAGTTTATTCCGTGGATGACGGTGATAGACAAAGCTGCTTTGGCAGACTTTGCTACGGAAGAGAATGATGAAGATATTACGCAGGACGACCTAATTACCACCGCCCTTACCAAGGGGATTATTACGGTGGATAGCGGCAACTTGCGTGGCATAGCAACATCATCCGGCAAGTCTATTGTACAAATTATAGCAAACGAAGGAGGCGCGAATCTGCAATTGTTATTCAGCCTTTTGCAGCAGCACATAGCTATGCTGCGTGATATAATTGGTATACCAAATGTAGAACTGGGGGCAGCACCCGGAACAGAGCAGGGTAAATTTGTCACACAGACACAGCTCGCTGGAAGCGACAATGTGTTACGCGGATTGATGTTTGCTAAGTTGCAGATGCATCAAAACCTATGGGAGAACATCATGTATGACCTGATTGCAAACGGAGCGCAGGGCGTGATGAATAATAAGGTGTTCTCTATTAAGCAGGGCAATCCTGATGAAATCATCCCGAATCTAAAGGTAGAAATTGCTCCAAGTGAGCAGCAATGGGGAGAGTTATACGCGCTTGCCAATCAAGCTTTGGCTGCCGGAACAATTACACTTGACCAAGTTGCCTATCTTAAAATGATTGACAACTACAATCAGGCATATGCCTACCTTGCTCTGCAGGAGAAAAAAGGCAAGATGATGCAGATGCAAAATGTAACAGCAAATGCAGAAGCAAATGCTAAGATACAATCTGATGTGGCAGCAGTGGCACAGCAGGGCAAAGAGAATTTAGAAAAGATAAAGATACAAGGCGACATTATAAAAGAGGTGGCAAAGTCGCTTATACAAAATCCAGCTAATGCCAGCGCCGTGCAGGCAATTATGCCATTAATGCTTATGTTTGCAACAAACGAGCAACAGCAGGCTATGGCGGCACAAATGCAACAGGCAACAGGTGGGCAACAAATGCCTCCACAAGAGCAACAAGTTTCTCCAGAGGAGCAAGCGATGATGGAGCAGCAAATGGCGCAGGAAATGGCGCAGGAACAACAAATGCCACCGCAGGAACAGCAAACTTTATAATATATATATGAACGAGGATAATTTCCTGTTTGACTTGAGAGAGAATCCTGCTCCGGAAGAGCAGCAAACAGAAGCAGCTGTAGACCAGCAGCAAGGAGAATCGATTGAAGGCGCTAATAATAGCACCCAAGAGGGTGCGGGATTAGAGCAGCAAACACAAACAATGGAAGAGCTTTTGGCGCGTATTGCCGAGCTGGAATCTTCACAACAACAGGTGGTGGAGAGAATCCCAGAACAAGCCCTTGCCATATTGCAAGACAAGAACGCATTGAAAGAGTTGGCAAAAGACTATGAGAACATGCCAGTAATGGATTTGCTTAAAGAGGAGTTTCTGGATAAAAATCAAAAAGTGCTTGCCTCCAATCCGGAATTGGATGTGGACATGGCTTTTCGGAGATTCCTGCAAAAGAATTACAATGCGGACATCGAACCCGCTATTGATGAAAACTTTGGATTGGATGAGTATGATTATGCTCTGTTGAAGTCACAGGTGGACGAATTAAGGGATGCCAAAATTCAGAAGCAAGCGAGTATTCAATCAGCATTAAGCACCGCTCCTTCTAATGAGACAGATTCGGCTCCACAACAAGGAGAACAAAATCCGTATGGCGAGGATGAATTCCAACAAGCCATGCGCGAATACGAACAGAGGCTCAATTCCTATGTAGAGACAGGGCTGAAAAACATCAGTCCGTCTGCGCCTGTGAATCTACCAGATGGTATACAGATTCCGGCTATAGGGGAGGATGTATTGCGTAATATGATTAACACGCTTTCTGCAGAACAGCTTCCGTTGATTGTCGCCGATGACAATAATGTATATCCCAACCTTTCTTTACTAAGAGAACTTGCAGAATATCGTGAGTTGCAAAAAAATCTTCCACAATTTTTGTCCTCATTTAAAGAAAAAATTGTGGCGGAAACATACGATAATATCAAGAAAGGGATTGCAAATAAGGCAGATACATCAACAGCCCCGTCAAATCCATACACCGGAGATATTATAAGTCCGCCAAACATGGGACAAAATATTATAACCGGATTCAAATTTTAATTAATTTTGTATCACAACTTAATCTACTTAACAGAAAATGGCTTTAGAATTTAATGGTGGAAATGCGGTAAGTCCGTTTAGCGCCGCCGATATGACATACTCCGCTTTTGCGGATACCGTTGCTCTCACCCGTAAGTTTCACCGTCAAATCATGGAGCGTATTCCTGATGCAAACTATCTTAAAGATGGCTTGCTGGAAGACACCATTGCTGGCGGAGGACTTTTGGGCGTTGCGTCCGACACCGTAAATGTTTACCACGCAGAACAAGAATCTGTGGTGAGCAACATTAAAGTTATTGCAAAAGCAGCAATAGCCGGTCAAGCACATAAGCTTACATTGACAATCGATGGCGAAGCTATTGGTGCTAAATTTTTTATTTACGCACTTGTTGGTCAGCTTTTTTCTACAACCAGTAATAATGTTCAGATTGTCGTAGAGAGCGTAAACACCACTCTTCAGGCCAATGATGATTATAATATTGTTGTTGCCGCACCCGTTGGTACAGCTTTAACCAATTTTATCAACGCCAATGATGTTCTTCGTCCGCTTGGTGGAGTGGTAAGCGCTGATAGTCTTTTCGGGTCAGGAAGTGTTCGCGGTTGGAGCCGTTTTGGAGTAAAATTCCAAACACAGGAAACCGTTGCTGGCCCACTTCCAACTAATGCATACAATCAGACATTCGAATTTACTATGGGTAATGGACAAAATGTTCTTGCTCCTCGTGTTCTGCTTGATGCATATGTTCGTGACGATTTGAAAAAGATGGCTCAAATCATTGCAGGGACTGGTGATGCCTATTTGAATGCCGCTGGTGAATCTATGCAAACCACTATGGGTATTTTTAAAACCGTTCAGACATACGGTCAAACTGCTGACTACACAAATGCTAACGCAGCAGGTGGATTGACTTGGGACGCATTTCTTTCAATTAACGATTATCTTCGTAATAGAGGGGCTGGTACAGACCGTGACCTGTGGGTGGGTGCTAAAGTGTTTGACACCATTCAAAAGAACTTTGGTTCAACATTTAGCCTTGCGCTTCGTTATGTAAATGCCGATGGTAATCTTGGAAGCGCTCAAACCAATCTTGGTGTTGGTTTTGCTCAATTTGCTTCATCAGAAGTGACTTACACTTTGAAAAGAATGAATGAGCTTAGCCATCCTCGCATTTTCTCTAACGCAACCGCCGCACCAGCAAATGCCGCAGCTCTTGCAAATCAGTATTATTCAAACTGTTTCTTGATTCTTCCAACAACTAAGATGAAGATTCAGAATGGTCTTTCTTCTCGTACACAATCCGTAGAAGCTCCAATGATGCGCATCCTGCAACTGGAAGCCCCTGTAACCGTAGGCGGGCCAAAGGTTATGAAGCGTGTATACAATCAGGCGGGTGCTGAACTCGGCAAAGAAAACTATCGTGTAACCATGCGTCAAGATTTTGCTCTGCAAATGATGCTTGCTTACAAATGTTTCTTTGGAGGATTCACTGTGTAATCATTTAGGAATAAAATAAAAGAGGGCGGCGTTTGTTTGCCCTCTTTTTTTATTTATATCTTTGCATTAACAAAAAAGTATATATATATGGTAGGCCAACAATTAATTACAAGAGAGTATAATAATTACTCAGATGAACTTAGGAGCAAACTCCGTGTTCTGCAGCCCGGCGAAGTGGTTAAAGTAAAACTACATGATAGCTATTGGGCTACAGTAACAGAAACCCGTTTTGCAACAATGGACAGCAACTCTCCAATGCCCGGAATGGCAAACATTGTCACAAAAAAAATAGGTGTACATTATTTAGGAACTGGCCCTTGGACGGTTATGGATGGCAATAAAATGATTCAAGTTGGATTTCTTGAATCATTTGATATTAACGGACAGCCAACTTGGAGACATCGTGCTTTTGTAGATGGCGAGCATTATTTTTATGGAGATAGTATGTTTGATGTTCAGGATTTTCTTGCAATGCAGTTGCATCCGGAATTAAAAAAGGAAAATCAAACAGGGATGTATAAGTTTTATATAGACAATCCAGAGGAGACCAGCGATAACAGCTTGCAAAAAATTACTTGGAGGACGGCAATCCAAAATGCTGTTCTTGGCGTTACCGATGAGCAACTTAAAAGATTGGCCTCTCCGCAGGTGTATGGCAGAAGCATGTTTAACAAGCCTACGCATACAACGCCCAAAGCCATTCGCGGATACATTGCGGGATTGCTTACAAACGATGGCGGATATAGTGCTGTGGAAAGAATTCTTCGCAATCTGAAAGAGGTGGAGGATATTGATTTACTAATCAAAGCGATTGGTGCTGGGAAAATTATAATCAGCGAATCTAACATAAAACGAAATGATAACTTTTTGCTTGCTACTCTTACTTCGCCAATTGTGGGCAGCACGGAAGAGAAAGCAAGCGAGCTATACGAAATGTTCAAGTCTAACCCAGAGTGGAAAACAGACATTTTGGAATGGCTGCGAGAAGAAGCGTCTAAAACGCCAGCAGGAGCAAAGCGTGGAAGACCCGTTGGGCTAACAACAGATAAAGAAGAACTATAATTGGTCATGGTTTAAAAATTAAATTAACAAGCCCCGTGTTCTGCATGGGGCTTTGTTTTGTAATAAGATGGAAAACCTATTAGAAACCCCCCGCTGCGCTTTTCAGTTTTTCATGGAGGATAGCATTCCAACAGATAAACTGGAAGAGATGATTACTCTTGCGTACATGTATACAGATGCAATTGGACCTGTAATTATGGTGTGTACGGAAAAAGGATATGATTTTCTTGTGCGGAATCAACTCGATGAGGCGTATATAGACTTTGGCATATGCGATGATGAAGAAAGTGCGTGGGGCTTGATTACGCATCTAAAGGAAACCGGGCAGCTTCAAAATGAAGATGTTATAAACAATTTAAAAAATTGTTCTGAAAATATATTTACTTTGTATAGCGTATACAAAGCTCCAGATGAAATAAAAAAATTGATTCAGGACGCAATTGAGAAAGAAAACGCAAAAAACTCAATATAATGGACACGGTGCAAACTCTTTACCAAAAATACGTACACAGCCTGCAAAACGATATACAAAGGGGATGTGCTACATTAAGCGAAAAAACACAACAGCTTTTAGCTTTTTATCAGGAGGTGCAGTATAGGCAAAGCGCACAGGTAAATGATACAGTGACAGCCGACCAACTGCTTGAGTATACATATCAAAACTATGAATAGTATATAGATTTTATTTGTAAATTTGCAAGTGCAGTATAGAACCAAACGCGCCATCTATGCCAACAATACCATTTAGACTTAATCTTCCGGGAATCACATACGCAAAGGCAACACCGGAAAATGAAGCCGTAGCCAATAATCCAACGGGAGGCTTGGCATCAGATTTGAACGATATAATCAATCCTATTACACTTGCCACTGGCAAGATTACTACAGTACAGGGCAACACTTCCGTGGTAGGAATTGGGGTGGAGTTTGATGTAGATTTTCAAGTGGGAGACTATTTATATGCGTTTGATGTAATTGATACAACACCAACTCTTATTGGTAAAATTGTATCCATAAGTCCCAGCACAATGATTTTATCGACAGGAGCGCCAAGCACTATTGCTGCTCCGGGGAAGTATGCTGGGAAAACAAATGTATTGCTTAGCACACAGGAGGATATTATTATGCGTGTACCCACGGTGATTCAGGGTCAAACGCTATACATCCCAAACTGGAGAGAATGGCTTAAAGGAAGCAGGGTGTTTGGCTCGTTTAATCAAGAGGCCACAAACAGATTGGAAAGATTTAGTTTGGTAGGCGTTCCAACCGAGGAAGCGCCTGCTCCGCAAAATATACAATATACAATCACTCCATATTACCCTTGGCCTTCAAGAGTTGCTATAGGAGCTGGAGGTAGCCGCTCAACTCTTTATTTCCCATCTTCAGCTGTTTTCCCAAATTTTGTCTATGCGAAAATTAATCCATTTGGAACCGCTGCAGAAAATTTGCCAAGTAATACGTTGTTTAGACTATTTGTAAATTCAGATTTTAATCAAAATTGCATTGTTGCTGGGATTGATTATCCGGCTACAGATTTGCAATCAGCAGGATATTTTCCATAATTAATATTATAAGCAATGCCAGAAAATACATATAACACGGAGGTAAATTACTACCGCATCAATGCAAATAACACCAACATTGCGGTGAGCGCAAGTGGTGCATCGGGAAGTCCTAACGAAGAAATCGCTCCTCCGCTTTCAAGTGGCGGCAGCGGCTTTTTAAATAAAGCCGGAGATGTAATTAATGGGAATGGGACAAATTTTAATTTGTTTGACCCCGGCCAATATATATACTTTATTAACAACAGTGGTATATATGTTTTGCTTGGTCAAATTTTATCCATTCAAGGAGCAACACAATTAACATTGGCCGTGGGCAGTTTTACGGGAGTTACGCCATCAACTGGCAATGCCATTACGGCAAGTTATAGCTTAATTACGACAGCAGAATCATTTTATATTCGTGTTGCTACGGAAAAAACAAGCACCACCCTTAGTGCGTCTCAGGCAAATATTCCGCTTTTAACATCGTGGAGGGTGTCGAATAACCCTAACGGAGCAAATGAGCCGAACATTACAAGGCTGGAGCAATATAGCAATGTGGGAACCCCATCAAGCATCACAGGAACTCCGCAGCCAATATCATTTACTCTTGAGGTTATGAATCAGTTTCCTGCTTTTACGGGAAGCACTTCTATTTCAAGGAGCTGGAATAGCAGAGATGACATTCCTGATTATGTTTGGCTCAGAGCGGTTGTAAGAAGCGGCACATCAAGCCTTAGCGGTCAAACAATGTATCGTATAACAACCGAAGAAACAATTCCTGCACTGGTTGTTACATCCGGCTTCTCTAATCAAACACTAAGAGATAGCGGGTATTTTAATGTAACAGTGGGAGGCGGAGTTAGTGGAGGTAATGATAATCCGGGGTCAACTGGGTAATTAATTTTTTTTAATGTGTCTACACCAAAAAAAATATCCTTTTTCAGGACGCAAAGCAGGGCTTCGTCATTTATAAACACGCTTCGGGATATGCCATTGTTTTTAACAGGTGGCGTATCCCGAAGTTTTTTTACCACACTTCAAACAACAAGCATATTTCTTACTGGGAATAAAAGCCAGTCTTTTTTTAATACATTAGGCGTTACGCCGATGTTTATCACGGCTAATAAAAGTATATCCTTTGCCGTAACACCCGACCCTAATTTACCTAAGCTTTTAAGGCCGCAGATTTTATTAGAAGTAAATGCTGCGCAAACTCAAATTACGGTGACGGATGAAACAGGATTTTATGACCCCAATGACCCAGACCTTAATCCCGGAGGATTCAATCCTATAGAAGAAGATTTTAATCCATACAGGCCGTACAGGGATGCCGTGTATATATGGACGGTGTATAAGCTTAGGAGTTTGCCAGACAATTTGGGATTTGGAAACAACACACAAACTCCTGTTTCACAAAGCGAGCAAGCCGATATTCCATACGAATATGTTTTATCGCTGCCTACAAAGACGGAAAACGATGTCACTACTGTTATACAAGGATTGTATGAAATAATAATGATAGTGGCTCCATTTGGAGCATCGTATCCATATGGCGATGTAAATCTTGCTACGCAGGCGGCAACATTCCCGGATTATTATGTTGTCAACAGCCCAATAATTATAGACGCTTCTTTAATCAATTGCCTGAATCAGCTTAGATATAGATATATACAAAGCGTGATGTGTGGCAGATGTGATGAAAAATATACAGAGGTGTACGCTGTATATGTTGGATTGTTAAACGCAATGCAGGCGGGTGAGTGGGATAAAGCCAACGAATATTATAAAACGCTTCTCGCAACATGTGCGGAAGAGGGATGTGGAACATGTTCATGCAATTGTTAATTAGATTATAATATGCCAACGCCAACTTTTCTTGATAACTTATTAGAGTATAATGCTAAAGCATCTCTTGCAATAGCTAATGCCGTTGCTGCTGGTAATTCTGAAATAGCTAACATGATGAGCAGCCTTAAAACGGTTGCTAATGATACAACACTTGAGGAGGATGTAAGGCTTAAAGCCCTTACAACATTAATCAATACGGGGAATTTGCTTGATGCTCCCATTCCTCCATATTTCCCACTAACGCAAACTTATGCAAATGCCCTTACATATAGTGGTATACACAATGATTTGCTGGGTCTTAATGTTGGCAACTATCAACATTTAACAGAGGCGGAAAAGGCCGATATTTTAAATAAGGCAAGCTTAGCCGATATAACATGGGCAAATCTGCAAGGAGTTTATACAGATAATGTCCAGTTTACTGCGGTGGTGGATGGAAAACAAGAAGCACTATCTGGCACAGGATATGTAAAGATAAGCGGAACAAGCATCACCTATGACAATAGCGTATTCCTCACTAATTTAACAGGACTACAAGCAAATGCTTCTGCGGGGGGAGAGCTGGAAGGTAATTATCCTAATCCCACCCTTAATGGACTTTCCGTAATCACAAAAGCGCTGACAGGTTTCACTGGCACGGCAATGGCAATTACGCCCATTAGTCAAACAGATTCTATATTAGTAGCTATACAAAAGCTTAATAATAATATAGCAAATTTGTATACTAATCCGGCAGGGGTTTCTACTGTCGCATTAACAAATAATGCATTAAGCGTTTTTACAACAACCAATACGGCAGTAGGAGGACCAAACGCATCGCTCAACATAAGCCTAAATACGCAGAATAAGAATTTGTTCTTGGCATCAAGCGCCACCGCTAATGGACAAACTCCTGCGTTCAGGGCTATTCAAGTTGATGACTTGCCAAATACAGGCAATTCGGCCACAACTATAGGCGGCCCCACTACAATTCCCGTAATACAGATAGATGCAAAAGGGCGCGTAACAAGTTTAACATCTGCTACAGCCGCTTCTGGAGGTATTGTAAATACGGTGAATGTAACCGTACCATCTACAAATCCAACAATATTTACTGCTGCGGGGGGCGGTAGTGCATCTACGGTGAATGTTGGATTTGGTTTAGCAACACAAATTAAAAATACATTTTGGGCTGGCCCTCAAACCGGGGCAAATGGCATTCCGGTATTTCGTCAAATAACAATTGATGATATAACATTTGACATTCCAAGTGATAGAGTAGCTGGGCTAAAAGGTTTATTAGACGGTAAGCTTGGGATTGGTCTTGGAAGAGACCAGATGTATATAGGCAATGGTTCCAGCATAGCAGAACAATCTATTGTTGGGGGCGACCTAAGTGCTACATATCAAAAAATATCCGGGAATAACACTGCTGTTTTTACTATACAGCCCGATAGTGTTACATATAGTAAGTTTCAAAATGTTCCAACACTCACCTCTAATACAACGAGGCCAATTTTGCTTGGAAGGTGGTCGGCCAGTTCTGGTGATATGGAGGAAATTACGCTTAGTTCAGATTTTACACTAAGCCAAACTGGCGTTATAGGGTTGCTTAGCCCCAATCCTCCTGTGTTAAATGCTGTAGGCGGGTTAATTACATCTACTGGCTCAAACAACTTGGTTGCTCTTGACCTCCCAAGTCCCAATGATGGCTATTTACTTATGCCTTTTGCTGCAGCAACATCTCCTGCGTGTGGACTTATATGGGGCGAGGTTCTTGGAGATATATCATATACGGTGGATAGCACCACAACGCCCGGCACACCATTTGGTTCGTTTACTATAGGAGACAACAAAGTGGGCCTTGGTAAGATTGCTCAAGTTGCAGACCAGATAATTCTTGGCAACAATAGCGGCAATACTGATGATGTTGCGGAGCTTTCTATGGCAGATGTTATTGAAATGCTGCCATTGCAAGATGCAGCAACAGGAACAACACAAGGAGTTGTGCCAGCATCTAATTTCGCGCCAGCATCGGGCAAAACAAAAGATGACTATTTTCTAAATGCCAATAATGGATGGGCATTAGTAAACGCCGGAGTAAGCTTGTCAGACCTCACCTTTAATAGTGGCGGAGCAGGAGATACAAGTCCGGTTGTATACGATGGCAGCGCTGCCTTTACAATTAGCTATAACACTATTGGAGCGCCAAAGGCTGATGGAACCAGTGCAACAGGAATATGGCCTATAAGTGTTACTGGAAACGCCGCTACGGTTACAAATGGCGTATATAGCGACGGAGCGTATTCCAATCCATCTTGGATAACAGGATTAGCTGGCAGTAAAATTACGGGAAACATTCCGGGAGGAGCTGCATTTGTATCAAATCCTCTTACGGTGGGTAATGGATTGCAATTAAACAGCGGAACACAATATAATGGAAACGCTGCAGTAACAATTTCCATCAACCCAGCATATAGTAATACATTCACCGCAGAACAGACATTTCAAGACAACATTGTTGTGGGTGAATTATCTGGCGCATCTGGTGCTGTAAAGTTTGTTGGAGGCACAGGCGGATATACAATATTAAAGGTAAGCGCTACAGCAGATAACAAAACATATACATTGCCCGGAACAATCGGAACTGCGGGCAATTATTTAAAACTTCTAAATACAGCAGGAGATTTAGTATGGGACAATATTACTGGTGTCGCAAGTTTGGGCTTTGGAACGCAAGGACTAATTTTTAATTCAGGAACGCCTGAACTCCCCGTCCTTGCCGTATCGGGTAATACGGGGGGTGTAGTCTACTTTTCAAACACAACTACATGGGCCTCTTCAGGAACATTAGGTCAAAACGAACTTATGATGGGAGGAGGAGCAGGAAGCCCTCCAACAACAATTGACAACAGCGCCACTGTAGGAGCAATGCTCACAAGCAATGGCACGACAGCACAGCCATCATGGACCGCAGCTACATATCCTTCCACTACAAGTATTAATAGGATATTGTTTAGCAGCGCAAACAATGTTGTGGACCAAATCACTGCGCCAAACACACCCAATAAATTCTTAAAATGGGATGGTTCTGTATTCACATGGGATGATGCAGGAAGTGGAAGCGGAACAGTTAGTAGTTCTACAGCGGGAAGAGTAGCGTATTATACAGGGGCCACTACGGTGGATGGTCTTGCTTTTGCAGGTGCTGGATTCGTACTAAAAACAAATGCTACAAACGATGGGCTTGTATGGGGTACTGCTGGAACCGGGAGCGGTACGGTGGACTCAGGAGACCAATATCAACTTGCCTATTATCCGGCCACAGGAACCACTGTGGATGGGCTTGGTGCAGGAACGGCTGGGTACTTTTTAAAATCAGGCGGCACGGCTGGCGAACCTAATTGGCAAGCCCCAACAGGAACAGGGAATGTGGTGTTGGCTAATAGCCCATCACTTGTTACGCCCACATTAGGAGCGGCATCAGCCACTTCCATTAACAATGTGACAATAACGGCTCCTGCAACAAGTGCTACACTAACCCTTGCCAATAACTCTACGCTTGCCACAATAGGAGCGTTTAGCACAACGCTGACAGTAACAGCCCCCACCACGCTTACGCTTCCAACAATAGGAACTCTTGCTACGCTTGCGGGAACGGAAACCTTTACGAATAAAACTCTTAACGGCCCGAAGATAGGGAGCACAAGTGAGCAAGGTCATTTCTATATGCACTCTACTAATAGTGTTCCGACAGGGCTTACAGATTATATAACAGTGTTTGGGGAAAAGGGCCCTAACAAGAAATTGGGATTCTTGTTTGAAACAGATGGCTTTGAGAGTTATTTCCAATTCAGCGCCACAACAGACAAAACCTACACCTTTCCCGATGCCACAGGAACTGTTGCGTTAATTAACACAAGCAATATCCTTAGCGTTCCTAAAGACGGCACTACATCTGGGGCATTGGCTCTTGGAGGTGGCACTACAGGAACGATTACATTGCAAGCCCCAGCATCGGTGACAGGAACGGGAACATACACGCTTCCTGATGCCTATCCATTAGCATCAAGCGGCTACTATCTCACATCAACAGACACAGGAACGCTTAATTGGGTTGAAATTATAGGAGGAGGAGATGTTGTAGGGCCAGCTGGCTCGGTTACAACAGGCAACTTTGCCGTGTTTGGCGCAACGGGGAAGATAATTGCCCAGCCAACAAAAGCCTTGTTTAACGATTCCACTGGCCGTGCCACATTTAATGGGGGCGTAAACATTGGGGTGGCAGCAAGTGCAACAACAGGAACACTTGTGTTTACAAATGGAACTACATCTGCCACAACAACGCTACTTGCTTCTACATCACAGTCTGTCAATCTTAGTTATACATGGCCCACCACCGCTCCGGTAGCAGGGAATATATTGAGTAGTGATGCAAGCGGGAACCTTTCTTGGACTACGGCAGGTGCGGGGAATATGGTGCTTGCTACGGCAAATCAAGTGGTGACGGGGAGTAAAATATATGCTGACGGAACGCTTTTAATAAGGAACCCGGCGGCCACATTTTCAACCACACTTTCGGCAGGAGCTTCAACAGGTACATGGACCGCAACATTCCCGAATGCTTCGGGAACTGTGGCCTACATTGGGTTGGGTCAATCATTTACGGCGGCACAAATATTCACCGGAGGCGTTACAATAAACACCACAGCCCTCTCTGTGGCAAGTGCTGCGACATTTACCGCAAACCCAACATTTGTGTCTAATGTTGCAACAGGTTCCGTTACAATAAATCCAACCACCGCAAACGTACAAGCTCCTCAGTTATTAATTACCAACTCAGGTTTAAATATCACTTGGATGAGTTTTGGTGCTCACGGATTCGCTTCTCCCCAAAATCTTGGGGTGACAGGAGCAAATAGAAGCGCAGGAACTAAAATAGTTCTATATGCCGGGGCATCACTTGCAAGTTCTTTAGATACGGCCATAGGCGTGGAAACTGGCGCAATGTGGTTTACATCAGGTAGTAGTTTAAATAATGGGTTTTCTATCAAATTTTATGTGCAAAGTAGCACAAACTTGGCTGTTGCAAGCGTTGGACAATTTGAAAATAGCATTTCTTGTTATGGCTTAAATATACCCGTTACTGGAACTACAAGTATTGCTTCTTTGCTTTTTTCCAGCACTGCTAACAGTCATCAATACATTAGGTTTGCTACCGCTGGCTCTGCTGACCCATCTATAAATTCTACAACAAAAAGTTTGGGAACACGAATTGTTTTACAACAATCTGGAAGCAGCCCAAATAATTTCTATGATAACGCAATTGGCATTTCTGCAACAGACGTATCAACAGTGTGGCTTTCAAGTATTAATAATTTTTCATTTTGGTCAAATAATGTAACCCAAAACACACAAAACAATGTGTTAAAACTTTCAGGGACGGCAGTGCTTAACCTGCCCCTTTCAACGGGAAGGTTTCAGATACAAGGAACGCAGGTGGTTGGGCCGAGAAGAACAGGATGGACTGCGCCAGCAGCTGTTCCAAGCAGGGCGGCATTGCCTGCAGCTCCTACGGTGCAGCAGCTATCAGAATTTTGTGCTGCATTATATCAAGACCTTGCAAGTTCAGTAGGACACGGACTAATTAATTAATAATATGAGCAACAACTTAATCATAGTACCAATCAGCAACGAGCCTACATACGGCTTCAAGCGCACAGCAACAATGGCCGCATTGCAAATCAATTGCCTTCCCTTTCTTGGGGAGGTGGTTGTTTTGGCCGTTCAAGTGAATTACTTTGACGACAAGGATGTTCCTATTAATATTATTCCGCCAAAGATGGTGAATCTAATTGCCGACAACACCACTTGCGTGGATGCCAGCGGGGTGATTGTGCCTTGCGGCTCTCCTGAAGCGGCTATGACAGAGTATGAGTATTTTATACAAATGCTTACGGTGCCTGTCGTTATAGCCACAATGGCGGAGCAAAAGATTCTTTGGGCAGACTCACAAGGTAGGTTTAATTAGCGATGCAAGACTGGAGCATCATACTTGTGAGAAACGAGAATGGGACATTGCTCCAACGTCTGTATTGGCAAGCTATCAGATGGGCTACAAAGAGTCAATACAACCATTGCCAACTCGTGCGCAACTTCAACGGCAAGCTATACATCTGCGAGAGCGATGTGTCCGGCTTCCGTGTAACTAAGACATTACAGAAGTGGCAGGAAGAGCAGATGGCTCTGCAGCGCAAGTTCGTTGTCATTAACATATACGGGTATACGGAGCAGAGGTTCAACAGCCTTTTAGGCAACAAATATGACGCTGGCTATTGGACATACCTCACAAAATGCTATAGCAGCATGGACTCCACCAATTGCTTTCAAAGCCTTGCTTACATCTTTAACTTTCCACGTCCGTGGCTCGCTACGGCTAACACCTTTTTAAATCATGGCAGAAAAAAAGTACACAGCAACGATTAATGGCAAGACCCGTTCCTTCGGAGCGAAGGGCTACAGCATCTCCCCCGGAACGCCAAAGGGAGACAACTACTGCGCCCGTTCTTCGGGCATAAAGAAATGCGCCAACCCTCCCTGCGCCAATGACCTCTCACGCAAGGCGTGGGGATGTCGTGGCAAAAAAAGTATAAAAAGCTTAGCCGTAAGCTTTAAAAGGCTGTAAATATTCCTGTGCTGTTTTATATTTGCAAACAAATCAATATATATATATATGAAGGTTAAGTATAAAAACATCGTGGTGCTTCAAAATTTTAATGAGGCAGTGGGCAAGCTCAATCTCTCTACAGAGGATTTTGCTGTAATTGGAAGATTGTCAAAGCTTTCAAAAAAAATGAATGCGAAAATGGAAGAGTTGCAGGAAATGATTGAAGACCTGCGCCTTGATTTTTGCATGAAAGAAGGACAAAAAATCCTGCGCGAAAACGGACAGTTGCAATGGACCGTAGACGGAGAAAGAGCTTTTAGAAAGGCGTATAAAAATCTTATGGAAAAGGAGGTGGAGCTTGATGACTTTAACCAAATTAACTATGCAGATATTATTGCCTTACTTCCAAAAGGGCAGGTTGCCGAATGGGAAGATGTAAAAGAAAATCTCGGAGATTTTTTTGTATACATTTCTTAAATTAGCAATGGGAAAACGGGGCGTTATTTTCCAAGAATGCATGACGGTGTTTTTAAGCATCCTTAGCGCAATCGCTGGTGTATACGGATTATATACGGGAATTACTCACAAACAAATTCCCACCGTAATTTGGATTAGCGCCCTGTTTACCATCAATTATTGGCTTTGCTTTTATCGCTTTTATTATAAAAAATGAAACTTGACGAAATCATCAAAGCTAAGATGCATGTATACGATATAGTAAAGGACAGTCCTTTGATATTGTACATCACATTTTACGAGCCAATACACGAATGGCTATCTACTATTGCACGCGACTGGAATCCGATTCTTCAGTTTGTGCTTAACATTATAGCAATCATATGGGGCGTATCGCGCCTCATCCCAGTATTTAAAAAATGGATAAAGGGCGAGCCTGTAACCAGCGATGACCTGCGATGAATACAAACGCAATAATTATAGGAATGATTGCCGTAGTAATATGCGGCATGATATATAGTTACTGCGCTATACGGGAAGAAAATCGCATTTTAAAGCAAGATGTGTCTGGGCTTCAAACCGCTCTTGATGCGTCAATAGACACAAGCAGGAATGAACTAAAACAAATCCGTGCAACAGTTGGCACGATTGTGTTGTCTGAAGATGTTACAACCAAGGTGCTTGAAAAAGAAATCAAGCAAATTAAAAACAACTTTGGCGTAAAGCTTAGCGGGATTGAATCGTATACAAAGGCTGGATTAAAATACGCTGTGCCTGTTGTTTTAAAGTCCCGTGACACAATCATTATTAATAAGCTGGAAAAGGTGTATACTATGTCCTCTGCCTTTGGCACGGGCAAGCTATACACCAGAGGAGACAGTTTGTTTGGTGGCATCACCCTTAGCGATACAATAAGAATATCTGTTAGCAAAGGAAAAAGAAATAGGTGGTGGAAGTTTTGGACCAAGAGGCCGCTTGTTACAAATGCTTTTATGAGCAATCCATCTGGAGCTGTTATATCACTTAATTCCATCATCGTTAAATGAACGCAACACCATTAGTTGATAAGATGAGGCACATTCGCGGCATGCAGGCAGCTATGCGCGGAAAAGCGATATATAAAAACGAGGGTGACAAATTCGTTGGCGGAGGAGAGTGGGAAATAGTAACGACATTCAAAGGCAAGAGCCATGAGAAGGGGGGAATAGATTTGGAGGTGAATGATGGTTATGTCCGTAGAATTTCTGGCGTAGACGATGCTGATGATATTGCAAGTTGGGGCAGGTTTTGGAAAAATCTTGGAGCTACGGCATATGGTATTGGAGAGGGCTTACTTGACACTCTTACATTTGGCGCTACAGACCCGCTTACGGATTGGGGATATAAAGCTTTACAGGATGTTGGCGGAAGCACGGAGGATGAAAAGCGCGAGCAAGACAGCTTGCGTGGATACGGCACTACTGCGGGCGCTGTCACTGGAGGCGTGCTAACTGGAGGTGCAACCACGGGCAGTGCTATACAACAAGGCGCAAAAGGTGTTGGTGCGGGTGTATCTAAAGGAAGCCCAGATAGCAAACTTGCCCAGCAAGTTGGTGTGTGGCTCCCCGCCGCTGGAGCTGTAGCTGGGATGTTTTTTGGTAATAAGGGGTATGGTGCAAAAACTCCGGGCATGAGTAAGGCTGGCCTATCCATGACCGGAAAAAGTGGAGGAGCGGCCAAAAACTATCAAGCCCTTCAAACGCTTGCAAAAGTGGGGGCATATGCAGGAAGGGGATATAGCATTCTTAGCCCTGTGCTTAATCAACGCGCTCCTCAAATGCCCACATATACACCACCTTCCAGAGGAGGAATGCCTTCGGGGATGTTTAATACAAAATCAACGGAGGCGGCTGTACAAGGAGGTGGTGGTGGTCCTATAGCATTTGGCGGGGCAAGTGGAGGAAGTAATGAAGGCCCGGCAGACACGCCTCAAGAAGATTTGTTCTACGCTCAAGTCCCCATGCGGGAAGAAACTATGGCGCGGCTGGCTCGTTACAATGTAAATGTATAAGGATATGGCAGAAAAGACTAAGTTAGAAGTCGAAGGCGGAGAGCTACTTATAAAAAGTAGCAAAGGCATAATGGCCGTAATCCCAAAATCTCACACAGCGCATGTGCGCGAGCTTATACAGAAGAAAGACTACAAAGCTGTTGATAGATTTGTTGAGAAACTGCAGCCATTGAAGCGCAATCCAGATGCCGAGAAGGCGGAGGAAGGGGTAATGATTGGAAAAAAACAAGTGGATGTAATACCAGTAGAACAAGATACAACAGTTATTGCGACTCCGGGCATTGCGCATTTGAATTATATGATAGCTCAGAGGATTGCAGAAAAAGACAAAATCTATAAAAAACAAACAAAATGAAAAGCTGCGGGAAGGACAAGCTTGCTGAAGTGTACGCAAGCAGGAAGATGAAAGCTAAGAACGGCTTATACTATAATATACACGCAAAACGTGAACGCATTGCTGCTGGCAGCGGGGAGCGTATGCGAAAGCCCGGAGAAAAAGGCGCACCTACTTCAGAGCAATTTAAACAGGCAGCTAAAACAGCTAAGAAATGAAGAAGGCATCAGGTAAAGCAACAGCAAACATAAAGCTTACATTCGGCAAGCGCCGTGAAGGGAAGCATCAAAAATCATTTGGCCCAAAGCATAAGGGCATTAAAAAGTATAAAGGTCAAGGACGATGAACAAGATAAAAGACTTTTTGGTCGAGTGGCATGAAGCCCTGCTTGCTCCTGTATATTTTTTAGGGTTTCTCCTGTTATACAACTACACAAGCGTTTGGCTTCACGATGAGGCCGCAGCACTATATCCAATAGGAAGATATGTTGATATGCTGTCCACTCCTTCTCGGTATTACATTGTAATAGTGCTTGGGACGCTTGGTTTTCGCATCAACACGCCAGCGTTGTTTAAGGCTATATTTGGAGACCGTGCAGCAGGCAAGCTACGTTCAAACATAATAAAAGACAACCACTTTCAGACACTGTGGCTCGCATTATTTTCTTATGGCTTGCACTTGCTTATAGCGGCTTTAGTGGCGCTCAAATAGCTTGTGTTAAAGAGCAAGCAAAGCGTTTAATTGGAACGCGTGAAGGCCCGATAAACAACCGTGGGCCTCGCGTGGACAGCATCATTCGTTATGCAGGAGGCATACCCGGACAAGCGTGGTGCAGCTATACAATGATATACTTGTGGAAGAAATGTGGCCTACCGTATAATGGGGCAAACGGAATGGCTATGTCATGGGCAAAACAATCCCGGCGTATAGGCTTACGTCCCGTAAGAGCCACCGACTTGTTTACGGTTTACAATAAACAGTTAGGTAGAATAGGCCATGTCGGGATGGTGTATACGGTGTATCCAGAAGAATCGTTCTTCCAAAGTTTTGAGGGAAATGTAAACGCTCGCGGACATCGCGAATCTCGCCGCAGTATGGCTGGCTGTTTAATACGGCAATACGACATCTGTTCCGGAATCTTCAGGTGGATTCCATGAGGTGAGATTGTATTCCGGTAGGTCTATAAAGTCAATCATATCCAGAACCTCCTGTTCGCCATCTACAACAATATAAAAATCTTTGGCCGCCCCTTCTGGCGGGAATAGCATAATCTTGTCGGACTTAGCCATCTTGATAATATATGTTTTTAGCTCTTCTTCATAAGAGATTTTAAACTTGGGAATCATCACCTTAAAGCGAACAGCAAATGGTGGGTCGTAAGGGCGTGTATTACCGCCCTCTGTATACGGAATTCTATTCATCGGAGTATTTCTTCTGTAAGTTTATGTGTATCTATATTTGTAAACACTTTAATAAGCTTGCGTATTTCGTTGGCTACGGCCAGACCCATTGCTAAGCGGTCATCGTCTGACATACCTTCTGATTCTTGCAAGTCCCAGACGCGTTCTATAACGGATGCGCCAAAAAGCTTTATAATTGCGCGAAAAGCTTCGTCATCGAATCCGGGAGGATTAGGGTTGCTCACCTCGTATTCCCAGATAGCATTTTCTATAATCATCAAAAGCGGCTTCACTCTTGCGCCGATTGGGATATTTTTATTTTGAGAAATTTCCATGTTATAGAGATGAAATTTTGTATGGATAAATATCAGACAATTTAAGGAATAATTGCCTTTCAAATCCTTCTGTTTTAAAATGGAGGTAGTCTCCCTTTTCAAGCACTAAGTCCTTTGGAAACAGGTATTCATTTCCGGCTGTTTCCACCAAATGTATTTTGTCAAACTTTTTGGCTGTACGTATAACATATTCGTTGAATCCGTAGGAGTTGTTTTTCCGAAACAAATGCTTGTCTGGGTTCCTGTTTGTGCGGAATACGCTTTGCGCTTCTGTTACAACACCCAGCTCGCGATTTTTCTTTTCACTTGCAAGATGCAGGTAGATGGTAAGAGTTTTGTTGGAAGACTCTTCAACAATAAAGTAGTTTCCGTCTTTATCCGAGTGTGTTATTCTTTTTTTGCTCATCGGTTTGTATTTGTTTAAGTGCGTGCTGTATATACCATATAGCTTTTTGCAAATCCTCTGTAGCGTCCGGAGTTTTCTTTCCGGCACGCATAATGTATTTTAAAGCGTTACCTAAGCAAAACGACCATCCCCATCCCTGAGCGTTAATAATTTTAATCACCTCGTATGGATTGTCTTCGCCGCCATAGTGAGCTGGATGATTAACATTATTTATTTCGTGATTTAAAGGCGTAGCTCCGCCGTAATCGGTGACATCGCCACCCATGCTTGAAAGCCTTTTCCCCATTTCTTCCCATTCCTCTGTTGTCATGGACTGTCTTAAATTTCCCATATTATAATCCCACTGCGTATTTATCCATTTTTTCCGAAAGGAAGTCCCTTACGGTTTCCGTGCTAAACTCTGATTCAATATTCCACCCCTTTTCGTAAGACCTTAGCAACTGCGTAAGCTCATACAGAATGGCTTTATACTTCCATCCGTTCAGAGCATTCATGTATTGCTCTTCGCCGTCCTCGTCTCCAAATTTAAGAATCAATTCCATCTTGTCTCAATTATAGCCAACTTTTGCGACACAAATCTACGGCAATTGTTTGATTTTGCCTTAGTTGTGTGCATTATCATCTTCTTGATGTCGGGAAATTGATATATCACGCAATATTGCGGAAATATTGTAGTTAGCGGTCATTGCTTTGACGTGCTTTCAACACATCTCTTGCCCATTTAGCACCAACTATAAAACTATTAGTAATTCGCTTCCAAATTTCACCTTCTTCACCATAAATGTTTTTAGCATATTCTTCTATTTCTTCATCAGAAAGCAACGAACCGCTAACAACGTATTGCTGAACATTGCCAGCATCATCTGTAATTGTAACTTCGATTTTCATATCAACCCTTATTTAAGTATTTAACATTTGTTTTTTAAATTGGCAACGTCAGCAATACGCATCACGTTATAAGCAATTGATACCATTCGGTATTATACCATTTGGTACATTAGTTCCCATATGTTTTCTCGTAATACTCCACCGACCTATCAAAGCCCCGGAACGCAAGGTTCATGGAAATGTAGGCATCATCGTGGGCATCAATAATTTGGTCCTTCTCCATTTCCATAGCCTGCTGGAACAAGCCCTCAAATTGAACCTTCTGCTCATCGGATAGGTGGAGGCTCAATGCCTCTTGTAGCCATCTAACTGCGGTTTGGGTCTTCTCCATATTTATTTTCATAATATCGTATTCCGTCATCGTGCTTCCACACATTTTTAAGCACATAAGTTCTTGCTTCATCAAATGAATCAATTATCTGCTCCTTCTCCATTGCTTTGGCTTGTTCAAATAGTTTCCGATAATAACCTGAATCATCTGTAAACAAGGATGGTAGGTTTTCTTTTAGCCACTCTACTGCCGTTATTTTATTCTCCATAGTTTTTGTTGTAATATTCTTCTGCATCTTTTGTTGAATCAAGTATCTCACCTGCTTCATCTGCAACACCTTGACCATAGGCATTTTTTATCTGCTCCTTCTCCATTGCTTTGGCTTGGGCAACAATGGAAGGCAAACATTTGATTGAATCAATCTTGTCAGAATAAATTATTTCAATCTTATGTGCCTCAATCTGCTCCACAAGCCACTCTACTGCCGTCTGCTTTTTATTCCCCATAGGATTTCTCATAATAAGTGTCAAAGTCATCAGGAATTGGCTCGGAAGCATCAGGAATTACTCCGGTGCTTAACTCCCTAATATACTTGCATCGTTTAAATCCTTCTGTGTAGGCACGGGACATCTCCTCATTGTGCATTCCCATTGCCGTTCTAATGTCATTCATCGGGAGGATGCCATTATGCTCAATGATTTTATCCAGCATCCATTGTACCACTGTTTCTTTGTTATACATGTTCTTCATTTTATAAAAGTAGTCTATCTATAATTATGTTATGCTCCTCCAGCGTTTCGTAAAACGCCTTGCTAACAACATCTTCGTCCAACCATTTTCCGTCTTCGCTTATATCGATTATGCGTCTAAGCTTGGCTGAAAAGTCAAACAAGGCAAGAGCCATGTCTAAAGCTTTTATACATCTCTGATGCGCTACGGAATCATCTCTGTCGTCCAAATTAAATTGTAGTGTCGCTTTCATTGTTTGTTGGGGTGTAATCAAACTTTTCCATGTGTGTGATGAACGCCTCGCGCTCTTCGTCTTTCATTTCGTATATGCTCCACACGATACCAATCAAGGTGCTATTCACCTCGTCTTCCATTTCTGTCTGTTCTTTGCCTACAAGGTTATGCACAAACTTTTCAAACAATCTGCATGCGTTATACACTTGATTGAAGTGATACTTTGCCTCGTGCGTAAGCTTTGTCTTGCTGTGGTTTATAACCTCTGCCGTTATCAATGCACCCTTAATAAAGCAGAATAGTTTTAAGAAATCATTTTTGCCCATTTTTTTCAAGAGAATCAATTAGTGATTGATGAAGCATTTTGCTTTTGGAGAACTCCAATTGTTTGCCGTCCTTAAACACTATTTCAACCATGTTATCAGCAACGCTGTTAATGCTAAACACTTGGTCTGGATTTATATAATACCCGCGATGTGCGCGTATAAGATTGGGGAATCGCTCTATTACCACTGCACTGCTACCGTGAAACGATATAAAGAACGGGCGGCCCTCAAGATAGACATTGTGATAGTCCCCATCCTGAGAAACATACACCACCATCTCTTTCGTAATATTAAACATAGCTCCCTTGTGTTGTTTGTAATTTGCTTTTAATAACATTTATGAATTGATTTTAAGTTCTTTATATCGTTTGATTACATATCTTGGACTTACTTTCTCCCCTGTAACGCGCAATATTTCTGCTACTATATCTTTTGTATAGTGAAGGCTCGACATAATAATCGCATCTTTTTTCTCGCAATCTGTTGTGGCGCTTTTGTGTTTTTTCATAACACCATTGATAATGAAATATGCATATGGGTGTGACTTGCGAAGTCTTGCAACAAGGTTATTACAAAGGTTTATTTTTAGCTCTGTGTCGTATACATTTCCTTCTGCGGAAAGTATGTATGAGGTGTTGATTATGTGATGCTCGCTCCCGTGTATAAAGCTGGGGCGTTTTTTAAAATAAAACTCATACAGCAGGGGTAACGGATTGTTTAGTGTGATTTCTTTACCAGATGCAAGACAAACCATAGCGGTGTTTTTGCTGGATGTTTTAATCAAAATTATATCATCGTACATTAGCCGGATGCGAAGGTTTTTGTTCTTCCCATCTGTCACATACAACTCCTTGTGTTCTATCATGTGACAAATGTATTTTGATTTATTGGAACTATGTATGCATAAACAAGATAAATTCAAAAAAAAATCCGATGAAATTATCACCGGACTTTTATTACACTACCAATATTAAATGTTCAATGGGCGCAAAATTAAACTATAGCCTGCATCTGTCCTTGCTTATTTCGTAATTTTTTACAGAAAAAATTCCGCCCTTGTCAATCGATATGTGGGCAAATCCATTTTCGCTATCACTGATTACATTGTAGTCGGGGCTGAGTTCGCACAGGCATCCTGTGACATATCCTTCTTCTTCCTCGGTCTTTGTTGCGTTGCGTTTTTTGTAGTAGTCTCTCCGGTGCAGATGGGACATGATTACGCTTTGCCCCGCCTTTGCCAATGCTCGTTTTGCTGGATGCATCCCGCCTTTGATTAGGTGATGCCCGTGTGTAATGAGAAGCTTTCCAGCCATTACAAGAACATTGTCTGGAATAATGGATATGTTTTTCTCTTTAAGCTTCAGCCGGGATTCAAGTGAAAAATAGTTATCATCCCATATTTGCGTGGCATATTGTTGCAGATACTTTTCCCAGCGCATATCATGGTTGCCTTTGAGCCAGTATATATGAATGTCTGGGAATGCAAGACGCAGTTTGTATAAAAACAAATCAGCTGCCTCAAACTCCTGAACGGTGCTTCGCTTTCGCATGTCTGTCTCGTGCCTACTGATTCTGTGGAAGTCAATAACATCTCCATTAAGCAGGATACAGTTGATTTTATTTTCCTTGTCCCGTCCGTAGTCAAGCGCTATTGTAAGGCTTTTTGTGCAATGATAGGGGATGTGTATGTCGCTCAATAAAAGAATCTCTGTACATTCCTTTGGTAGCACATATGTTTTGCGGTGTGTCTGATACGACTTTGGTAGGCCGTATGGATTTTTATACCGTTCAGTAGCCATGTAGTGAGGAGAATTTTTTATTGATGTGTAGCCTCTATTTTGTTCACCGCTTTTACCTTCTATATATCGAAGGGTGCTTCGGGCGTTTTCAACAGAGTAAAAAATTGTAGGATTTTTTTTGTGCATCACCCGTGCAAGGGCTTGCGTAGGCATTTCCATGCCGTATTTTTCTCTATACTCTTTTGCTATTTCGGCTTTATCCATGTCTGTAGTGCCGTCATGCAATTATTGTTTTTTTATAAAGATTGCCTATCCTCTTTGATTAAAATTATTTCGGCATTTTTTATAACATATGACGCGTCTTCCAGAAAGGCATTTTTTAATATATCTTTTGCTTCACTGGTAGTATGCCCATTACAATCCTGAAGAAGATGTGATACATCCCAATCGTCTTCGGTAACGATGTAGGTGAATGTCACTTTCAAATTCATAATTCAAATATATATACAAAGTTATAAAACAAAAAACCGGAGCATTGCCCCGGTTGTTTGCTATGCAACATTTCAAGTAAACAAAGTTAATATACACACACTAACCGCAAAGATATGTCATTTAATTTGCACGCTATATTTCACGACCAACGAAGCGCCATCCACTTCGATTCCGTTTTTGATGGCTTCGCTGATAAGCGACTTACTGATTTCGTGTTTGGTCACAATAAAGCGGCTGTCAATAGCCTTTTCATCGTCTATAGATACGGCTTCGCTTTTGCGCGTGGAAAGCGATAGGGTTGGGGTTTTATACCTACGGATTCCCTTGTCGTCTTGCTCCCCAAATACAAGCATTGCTTGCGTGAGAGATTCTTTTAGGCGGGTTACGCTGTTTTCTTTGGTTTTTTTCAAAGATTGCAAGCGTTTGATTTCTGCCGCAATAATATCCACCTCGCCATCAAGCTTGATGATTACATGGGCGTACGCTTCTGCTTTCTTTGAGAAAGCCTCACGAGTTATTTCTAAAGCGTTTAATACATCGTCTGTGGCCTCCCCTCCGTTTTCTTCCAACAATGCAATGATGGAAGATTGGTCTGCTGTAATTTGATATAGGTTCATATTTGTATAAATTAAAATGGTAAGTCATCGTAAGCATCCTCTTGCTTGTTTGCGTAGTGATACGCTTCTTCGTTCCGCATGGCAACATTAGTGGGAGTGGATGGAGATATATGTGCTGTGGTATCTTGCTGCGTCTGCGTCACCGCTGTCACCACTTCTTCTTCCACCTCTTTAGCAAAGTATCCGGCAAGGTAGTCCTTGATGGTATCATATGCTTTGTCAGCCATTTCTCCATCTGCTGCTGTAAGGCTGCTCTTCCATTCAAACTTAGGCGTTGTATATTTCACTGCTCCGTTCTTCTCGTCATTGTGTCCGGTGACAGCCACCCACTCGTCCGGCAATCTGTTCTTGCACTTGTTTGTGAAGTCTCCCCAACGGGCTACAACAGCGCCTTTCATTGAGATGTTTGCAATCGTGCCATCGCCAAGCATCACATATAACGACTTGTGATACGAGCCACCCTGCAGTTTGTCTTTTATATCTCTATATAAACCCGTTGCGATAGAACCGCCTTTGAACGATTTTACATTAATCACCTCCGTAAGATTATTTACCTCGTTGGAGTAGATTCCTGATTCGCTTGCGCCGTGCCATCCTTTAATTGTATGCAGTTCTTTTAGAACAACAAACTTAAATGGCGACTTGATAAACTTGTTTTGCTTGGCCTCTTTGTCGTAAAACTTAAACTGGCCGCTGTTGCTGTCCCATTCCAGAAATTTGGTAGCTGGATTTAGGCTTACTGATTTGAATTCGTCTTTGCGTGACATAAATTATGTGAATAAATTAAACATGGAACAAATGTAGGGAGGGCTATTTTGTTTACCAAACATATTCGATAAATTTCTTAAATATTTTGATAAACATATAAAAACCTTGGGAAATGATTTAGGTTTTTATTGTGTAAATTTGTGGTATGTCAAAGCACGGCAGCCTCCCGTTTCATTTATATGTAAATGTTAAAAACTCTTTTCTTGGCCCTTCGATGCCAGATGGGGTAACACGAGCCGTATGGCATGGTGTATATTGCAGGGAGTACCAAATACTGTCCTGTCATGTGATGCTTGAATCTGGTGCGCATTGGAGTGGATTGCCGCTACACGCCATGTCATCTACCAGTGATTTTTCATATAGCCCGGAAATCCTGATGCCTTGGGGAGGGATGGGCGAAGATATAGAAGCCGTATATATGCCTTTTCTGGAAGGACTGGAGGCAAATCTTATAAAGCCAGTTTCTGAAGAAGGCAGACACACGGGAATTATTATAGATTGGAAGGATGGGTATAGCCGCTATCCGGAAGAACACAAACCGCTTTCGTTAATAGCTTTAAACACAGGCCAATTTGCCCTCATGCCCAACAACTATGTAGTTTATAAAGAGAAACACTTTGTAAGCGCAGAGGCTGTACCAAATATAAAACACTATCGTAGAGGCGATAAGGTTTATTGGGAAAAATAATTTCGTTTCATTCTTGCATATGTGTGAGCGCTTGTCCTTACCTTTGTGTCTGCCGAAAGGCCGCTGGGTAGGAGCAGCGAGTTGTTAAGATATTACCCCCCTTTGTCCGCTGAGTAGAGACTCCTACCTCGAAAGGCGAACAAAGGGGTTTTTATTTTCATGCAAATTGTTAATTTAAACAATCACATAGTTCGGAAAGCATTGTGTCTTTCCTTGAACGAAATGGCGGTGCTTTGCGACATAAAGCAAATGAGTCAGAATCCGGAGTATGGCTACACCTGCATTAAGAGTAAAGACAAGATAGCCGAATGGTTAGACCTATCAAGGGCAACGGTTTTTAATGCCATTAAAGCATTAGAGACACGCGGCTACATTGAGCGGACAGACAAGGGTGTCCGGTGTACTAAATTTATTTACGACCTTGATATGTGCCAAGAAGAAATAGGATTGTACATTCAAAAGGGAGACCTTATTTTTATTACAAAAAAGGTGGAACAACTCTTAGACGGACAGTCTAAAAATTATACTACCACCGTACAAAATTTAGACGGTGACAGTCTAAAATTTAGACTACCACCGTCTAAAATTTATACTCAAGATATACATATAGATAAACATATAGATAAACATATAGATATAAAGGAAATTAAAATTGAATTGCAAGAAAAAATTCAAGCAATTATTGGCCGCATCAACGAGCATGCGGGTACAAGTTTTAGAGCCGAAACGAGGGAGACAAGCAAGTTAATATCTGCACGACTGAAAACTTATTCACTGGAAGAAGCATTGCGTGTAGTGGATGCGATGGCGGTGAAGTGGCTGAAGACAGACATGAAACAATACTATACGCCTGTTACGCTGTTTAGAGAAAGCAATTTTGAAAAGTATCTGCAACATGCCAACACTACTACAACGCAACACGGAGAGCATGTAAACAGCACAGACTATAAATGGGGCAAGATGCGTTACCGCACACAATCTGAATTTGGAAGTTACACACAATATCTAAAAAATTGCAATGAATACGGACACACACCAAAACAAGAAGGCCATGACTAAAGTTACTGCATACAAAGACATCTACGAAAAGCGCAATGGGCATCACATCCACATAGGCGCAGCGCTCTCCCGGATACGGGATGGCAAGAGCCGGGAGAAGATTCTCGCTATACGAAGTACATCAGATGCACATGCCGTAGACCAGTTAAAGAAATCCCTGCCCTCAATCTGTTTCAGCGGCACATTTGAGGAGCGATTTGACAACAAGCTTATACAGCACAGTGGATATATCTGCTGTGATATAGACGACATCCCAGCAGAGAACTTGTTGGAGATGAAGCAGCAGATAGCATCCCTGTCGTATGTATACGCTGTGTGGATTAGTCCTCGCGGGAACGGTCTTAAATTCTTGGTGAAGATTGCCGCTCCCGAAAGGCACAGAGAACACTTTGCCGCCCTATCACAATACTTTGAGGGGGCATATGGAAAGTGGGATACAAGCAGCGTGAACCAATCGCGTGTGTGTTTTGAATCATGGGACGCAGACATCATCATCAACGAATCACATGTCGCGTTTACGGATGTGCTTGTAACAAAGCAGGAGGTGAATCGGGAGATTGTGGATGGAGATGATACATTCAAGAGGCTGCTGACATGGCTCACAAACAAGGGCAAATCATTTGCTTCCGGAGAGCGAAACAACTTCCTGTTTCGTCTTGCCAGTGCGTGTTGCCGATTTGGTATATCAGAGGAAAACTGCTTCTATCATTGCGACAGCAACTTCATTAGCGGTCAGAGCGATTTCACTAAGCGCGAGTGCAAGATTGTGATTGCTTCCGCGTATAGAGCCAATGCGAGCAAGAGCGGGAGCGCGACATTCGACAAGGATGTTCTCGTTGAGAAGAAGAGCTTGGAGGAGGTGAAATTGGAAACCCCGCAGGATATATACGATGAGAGCATTCGTCCCGCAGATGTGATATTTGCAGACGATGTTCAGGATAGCATTGCTGGCCTATACCAAAACGGATATGAGCAGCTTGAAAAAATAGGCGTGCGCGAGATAGACAACCATTACAAGATGAAGCGCGGAGAACTTACGCTATTGTCTGGTATAGGGAACATGGGCAAAAGCCAAATCAACAAGTGGATGCTGTTAATGCATGCCGTTCTGCACAAACGCAAGTTCGCCATCTTCGCCCCGGAGGACAACCCGGCAGAGGAATTCTATAACGACCTTATAGAAATTATACTTGGAGCCGACTGCGTATACAATCCCATATTCCCTGACAAACCCCGCCCAACACTGGGGCTATACATGCTTGTGCGCGAGTGGGTGAATAAGCATTTCATTTTCATCCATCCAGAGAAGAGCGCCCCTACGCCGGAGTATATACGGGAACGGTTTCTGGAACTTATCATCAAGAAGCGTGTGGATGGCTGTATTATTGACCCGTGGAATCAGCTCACCAACAACTACGAACTTTTTGGCGGGCGTGATGACAAGTATCTGGAGGTGCAGCTTGCGGAGTTTTCCCGCTTCGCCCTGCAGAACGAGGTTTTTATGATTATCGTCTCACACCCGCGAGGGTTGAAGAAAGTGGGTGATGACTATCCCTGTCCGGATGTCTTTGACCTTGCTGGTGGCGCGATGTGGAACAACAAGTGCCACAACATCCTCATATATCACCGTCCGTTTAACCGGAGCGACATGAACAGTCCCGTGTGTGAGTTTCACGCAAAGAAGATTAAGAAGCAGAAGGTGGTGGGCAAGCTTGGTTATAGCGAGTTTAGATACGACCTTCCCACGCGGAGGTATATATTTGAAAACAATCGCGACCCGATGGCGGAAGCGGTGGCCGCCCGAATGCAATGGGCTATATGGAAAAGTCCTGAAAAAAATTATACAAAACATGAAGAAGTTGTTCACACCCCTCTCCCGGCCAACGATGACGAGGTTCCCTTCTAAAAAAAGGGGACAGGAGGCTTGTCTATTAATTGCACAAATTCATCGTATGGATTCTTTAATTTATCAAAACTATCGTACATTTGCCAAACAACAATTTTTAAACACATGGAAAATAAAAAAGAACTGATTACGCCCAGTACGCCGGAGGCAATAATCATCAATCGTATAGCGGAATATCTGCTGAAACATGGGAAGTTTAACTCTATCAAAGTTTGCAACATGGTGGTGCAAGCATTTGAGAACAACACTGTCAGTGAAATAGACGATGCCGACAAGGAGATTGCCCAACAGTGTATAGAAAACATACGCACAATGGCTATCTGGGAGAAGTGGGGCGAATAATATATAGGGCTTATGTGCGAGATGCTGGTAAAATATACTATTCTTATGCTTGGTGTAGTTGCGTTTTGGGGGGTATTGACAACCGAAACGGATGAGCGCAGGTGGAGATTGGCTGCGTATACGACCATATGTCTGGTATTGGGACTGATTGCATGGCTTTTATTACAATAGACTTTGACGAGGAATCAGACAAGCGCAAGCTATTTGATTTGCTCAAGCAGATGCGAGGAAAGCACACGCTATCCTTTGAGCGTGTAAAGCAAACCCGCAGTCAAGCACAGAATAAATATTATTGGGGCGTTATCGTCCCTATTCTTGCCAGCGAGTTTGGGTATTTCAAAGACGAGATGCACGAACTCCTGCGCAAGAAGTTTTTGGCTTATACAAAGGCCAATCCTCACACGGGAGAAATGGAAATGTTCGCTCAGAGTACAACTAAGCTTAGCACCGCTGAGATGGAAGTGTATTTGGAAAGTATACGAACTTGGGCTTTGGCTGAATTTAGTGTATACTTGCCGCTTCCAAATGAGATATTGGGCGAATGGCAGTAAAAAAAAGAACCCTGAAAGAGCGCACGCGGAACGGAGGAACAGAAACACAAGCCAAACACATGGGCAATATACGCGGTGTGCTTAGGCGCATGACCCGATTCTGGAAACCGAAAAAGATGGCTCTGGAAGCTGTAAGCAAACGAACAATCGTCAATGGCGTTAAAGCTACACGCTACATGTGCAAGCATTGCACGCAATGGTTTTCGCTCAAGTCTGTAGAGGTAAACCATATTATACCCGCCGGGACACTGAAATCGTATACAGACCTCCCGGCGTTTTGCGAAAAGCTTTTTGTGGAAGATATAAATCTTTTGGAGGTGCTGTGCAAAGAGTGCCACGCCCGTGTAACCAAGAAACAACGAGAAGAATAATGGAAACGCAAATCAAACAGGTGGCAGAGTTCCACCGAGCCTTCGGGCATCCCGTAAACACCACAATCAAACACATATCCACAGAACGCATGGTGCTGCGCCATTCACTCCTGCAGGAGGAAGTAAACGAGCTGATGGCCGCAAGCGTAGCAGGAGATGTTGTGGGCGTAGCAGACGCAATTGCTGATTGCCTATACATCCTATTCGGAACGGCTCACGAATGGGGACTGGGAGACAAACTGGTAGATGTCTTTGCAGAAGTGCATCGCAGCAACATGAGCAAGCTTGATGAAGATGGCAAGCCCGTATATCGGGAGGACGGGAAGGTGCTGAAAAGTAATTTATATACACCGCCCCAGCTAAAAGACATTGTGTGGGGGGATGCCCACATTAAATAGCGTATAAACAAAAACGGGCAGCCATATGCCGCCCGTCTTGTTTTTGTTTAATACACCTGTCAATAACAACGCATACTTTTTTCGTACAGGTAGAGGCTATGCGTAAACGCACACACTAACACCCACACAAAGCCTCCTGCCATTAAAGAAATATGGACATCTATTCCGCTGCCCTCCCATACAGGCTCACGCAAAAGCATGTTGTTTGTGCCATGCAGGTAAAGTAAAACGCCATATCCAATCGTGGCAATCACGGCAGATGCAATAGATACGATTCTGTAAAATTTTAGCATAGTAGTAAACATTTATGTAAATATAGGTGAATAAATTATAGGTGATGCTTTTTACAAGAAAATGGCATCACCTATCTGTATGTAAATCAGCCTAATCTTTTGTCAATAAAGTCTTTTGCATACTTGATTGGAATGAATACGCTGATTCCGCACACCCACACTATTGCATATGTGTTGCCCCAGAAAATAAACACCAGAAAAAGCAACAGAAATATATACAACTTCATTTGATTGCGGGGGATACACGGGTGATTTCTTCCCAACGCAAGAAGAACGACTTGCGCACACCATTGCAAGATACGAGAACCCCTCTGCCTGTCCGCTCATATCCGTACACTATACTCTTGCTCCGGTGCGGGCGGTAGGCAATTAGAATTCTAAAATGCACAACATCTCCGATGCTTACATTGTCTGTTGTATACATGCTCATTTGGTGTTGTAGATAGTGGCCTTACATAGGTGAATGTCTACGAGAGCGTTATACAGAAAGTCCTCGCGTTGCAGTTCGATTCCGGATATGGATGGAACCGAGTATTCCCAATAGCGCCCACGGCGCTTGATGGGCAACAGCTTATTTGGGTTATCGGGCATGGCATACCACCACCTTCCACGCGAATGCACGCTCATCCTCTTGATGTGCTTCATGCTATCATTAGGGCTAATAATAATTTGTGTCTCCATGTTATTGGTTTCTATATTCGTTATACATCCGCATCAACTTGCGCAGTTCGACATGTCCGTAGTGTGTTACAATCCATGCGCTCATGTCTCGCACATCTATGTAGTATTTCTGCGCAAGCAAATCTGCCTGTTTGGTATACAGAACAGCATCCTGTAACAGGGATTCTGCTTCGTCAAGTTTGTTGTTGTCCGTGCCAACATCAGGTAGCATGTCATTGAGCATTTTATATATACACTTACGGGCAAGGCGTGTATGTGTGCGCACTGTCTCGTTCATCATATGTCTTCGCGTTTAAATGATACACTGGCGATGCTGCTGTGCCTGTGGCGCACAAGCTTGTTGTCGTACATGTCGAGTACGCTTATAGATTTTTTGCTGCGGGCAATCACCATCTGCGGCTTGCCATCCGGAAGAAACACCATTGAACCGAGCGGGATTTCTCCCCATTTGAGTTTTAGCATATAAGAATTGTTTAAATAATCTGCCATATGGCATTGCTCCGGAAGAGGGAATCGAACCCTCTCAAATACGCATTTAGCGTATCTGACACAGCCATGCATTCCGGATGCGGGCTTAGCCCTGTATATCCCCAATAAACTTTTTTGCTTGGCAGTCGTGAAGCCATTTAGTTCTGTCCTGTTCGCTCATGCCATTGTATACATCTTTGGATATGCGCAACAACGAGTGCTGCCACCACTCCGGCTTAGCATCATCACCCACTTCCACCACCACTTCAAAAATTTCAACCAAATGGCCTTCGTTTTTGATTATCGTTCCAATGAAATACCCGCTCACCTCTGCACGAAGAGTAAGTAAGAGCGTATACAATTCCAGCTTGGATTTAATCTCCTTCCCGCTATACGAGAACTTAATATCAGCCAATGTCGTTGGATAGTAAGCTATCCCATAAGTAAACTCATCTTGTTTTTCCATAAAATAAATGTTAAAGTGTGAATCGTAAATGTCCGAAATAAAAACCAATAATCAAAAAAAAATATTTGTTCATCCCAAAAATAAAATGGTTTGCCGAAAATCAATAATGCGCAAACAGGAAAGGGAGCAAATTTTTTTGCGAAGAAAAAATCTGCCCCCTACCATAATCTATGTGTATAATTTAGGATTTCAATGCCATGATTGCCCTTTGCACATGTATAATCGCATCCCACAGGTGTGCATCCGGTGTGTTCTCCTCCACCATTCCGCCATCCGGTGCAAGATTATTTTGTAGCACCACGAGGTTTTCGCGGATAGTGATTAATTCCATAAGTGCTTTTAAATTTTCAGCAGTCATTTGTATATGATTTAAAGTGTTGGAAAAGACATGTTTAAATTATTCTTGCCATTGTGGCCTTGTATAGAGCCGCCATCATTCCCCTCGTCATCTCTTGTGGGTATGATGTATGAGCCATCGGTAAACTTAATAAACAGCGCCCGCTTGCTCCACCCAAATGCATCTGCCTCGTCCTGCGTCATATACCTTGCGCTTGCAATGGTTTTGCCAACAAGTGTGGCGGCTTTGCCGTTCCAGTGTTCGGATAATTCCTTTTCGTTTTTCATATAGATGATATTAAGTAATCTGCCGATATTGGCATTGTTCCGGAGGCGGGATTCGAACCCGCTATACAGCACACACACAGGCTGTATACGCCTCGCTCCGGATGTTCGTGTTACACGATTAGCTGTGCATGTCTACAAACACCACCCACCTGCACTCGCCCTCTTCGCCACAAGCATAATCATCGCAGTGCGTTACGCCTTCTTGGTCAAATTGCCAATCGTAAAAGCCATGCTGAAGCACATCGAAGTCTTCTGTCTTTACTCCGCCATGAATTTCGTATAAGTGTTCTGCAAGGCGTTTGAGAAGCCATAAATCGTGCTTGCTCCACTTGCTTTGGTCTGTTACATCCGTATTTCCGCTCTGCAGTTTTGCTAAGGCGGTGTTCCCGTAGGAGGCTGTGATTTCGGTTCGCACCTGCCGTATCCACAGATTGCAGTCGTGTATAGTCATGTCGGGTGTGGGAGAGAATCGCCCCTCTCCGCTGATATACACTTGTCCGTGTTCGGATATAGCGCCGGAGAATTCTCTCCAATTGTTTTCGTTGCCAAAATCGGACAACATGTTTTCGGCATTTTTGCAAGCATCCGCTCCGCTTTTGCCGTGAATCACTACGAAATGTAAATTGTGCATATATAAACTTTGTTTTAAATAATCTGCCTTATGGCATTGCTCCGGATGAGGGAATCGAACCCTGCGCTTATACAGCGCCCGCCTTTCGGCATCCGGATGGAGTGCTTATATTTCGTACATACGGAATCCTGCTCCTGTGCCTAACACATGGTCGCGCCACTGCTCACACACAGCCTTGCTCACCCACCTCACCTGCTTGCGCACCTCGTCCAATGATATCTGCACCGGAGCGCTATTGCCATTGGTGTCGCTGCCGATAACAACTCCATTCCCGCAGATTGGATACGACCAATCAGTCATTATATATCCGCCCTCAAAGGTGTTATACAATCCCTCGTCATCCACGAAGAGCGTGTCGCTCTCGTTGAACTGCACGGGACATGCGAAGGTGCTTACGCCCTCGCCAAGCAGGGGATATATATCCCGATGGTTGCTGCCGCTGATTTCGGCCTCATAAACTTCGCGCTTTGCGCTGTCGATAACAATACATTTAATCATGCGAAATGTGTGTTTATATAATCGTCTAAAAATTCCTGAATTGCTTGCTGCACCTCATCTATATCCAGCGCCTCGTCATCGTCTGTGTATACACTTTCCCAATCTACATAGTTGCGGCCATATTCGATGTAGTAGATGGCGTTAAGGGAGAGTTCAATCTCCCTTCCGCCAATATACAGCATAAGTTCAACGCTGATTTTTTTGCTACAACTCTGCAGTTCTGCGCTCACCAACTCAAGCTTCATGGCTGTTCGTGTTAAGGATGTGTTGAGCAATGAGTGCATCACATACACGCTGCGCTTGCAGCAGCTGTGCCTGTTTCGGGTCGTCATGGTCGATGTAGTCGTTCTCGTATAGACGACAGATAATTTGCCCGATGTAATTGACGATATACACCTCGCCTTTGATAATCGGATTGACACGAAACTCAAACAATTTTTCCATTTGTATATTGGTTTAAAAATCTGCGAACTATTTCGCATTGCTCCGGATGAGGGAATCGAACCCTGCGTATAACACGCCCGCCTCTCGGCATCCGGATGTGGTGTGTGTGTTATCTATACATACGCACCCATGTTAATCTTACATGTTCTTTTTCCCCATCGTATGTATAGTTTGTATATAAATCTAAATACCCATCCGCCCATCCAAAAGATGCGTTTGTTTCATTTGGCAGCAATGTACCATCTGGGAAGTAGCTGGTCAATAATTCATTGATTTGATTGGCAATGTTTACCACACCGCTTTGCGGGCATATAACACCTATAAGTTCGCCCGAAGCGTTCCATACCGCGGGTGTATATCCATTTATCTCTCTGCACAAAACAATTGGTTTGGTTTCCATGTGTATATTGGTTAAAATAATAGAATTGGTTTGGTGATGAAATTCCATGTGTATATTGATTAGGATAATGAAATTGGTTTGGTGATAAAAATATCCGTTACCCCGTGATTGACTTCGGAGCGCACCGAATATCCCCGCTCACGAAGCGCAGCCATGATGTCATACCTGTAATTCCACTCATCCGCATCCCACCCATATCCGGCTGATGGTGATACATCCCACCTTGCGCTGCCTCTGCGCTCAACAACATCAGCGTAATAGTTAATCTGTGCTTGCAATTTCTCTTGCGTTGTCATATAGTGTAATTGGTTTGTGTATAATCTGCCATATGGCATTGCTCCGGAAGCGGGATTCGAACCCGCCTTGTATACGCCCTTGCGTTTCCGGATGCGCCCTCAGTTGGGAGAGCAGTGAAAATGCACAATTGTGATGGCCGCCACCTTGCTGATGTTCACACGCAAGCCCACCACTTGTATGAGTGCGGGCAGCGGGATTTCTTGCACGACATCAGCGAAGGCCATGCCCTCAGCGATTTTATGCACAGGATTGGCATCCTTTGATAAAGAATGTTTGCGTAATAGTGCCACCGATTCGGAGGTGAGCAAGCCGTTAGAGATGTGTAACATGTGTGTAGTGTGTGTAATAGAGTGTGAGAGATGAAACGATGAGGCAAATGTAATGTGGCGGGAAAATCAAATCCAAATTTTTTTTCGACAAAAGCCGGAAAAAGTTTCGACATCCCGCCACTTATCTATGATAAAGAAGCGCAAAATTTTTTTTCAAATTTGTTTTTCACGCCCTACCCTAATCCGCATCCCTTTCATGGTACAGCAACAAGGCAGCCATTCCTCCGTATACACAGAAGAAGAAGCACTCTGCCTCTATATGGGCAGGGTCGAGAAACATGAGCAGGAACGCAGCCATCATGCAGAAGGCGCACAGGAGAGCGAGAGAATTACGAAGTAATTTAGGCATATGATAAGTGTATATATATCTGCACACCATTGTGCATTGCTCCGGAGGGAGGAATCGAACCTCCCGTGTATACGCCCTGCGCCCTCCGGATGTATGTGTGTTAGTGCAATACGCTTACACCTATCTTGCCAAATTTCGCATTAAGGTGTTCCCGCATAATTTTGCGACCAAGAGCATCCACATCGCTATTGCCAACTACATCTATGATGTTGTTGTATCGAGCCACTATTTTGTCGTGCTTGTGTATAGTGTACACGGGTGATTTGTATACGGCCACCTCTATATCGCCAACGGCTTCGGCTTGCATCTCTATCTCTGCAAAGCAGAAGGGATAATTTTTCTTGGTAAGTTCATCGTGTATACTAATCAGTATACGCATCCCGTTACCAAATTGGATTTCACCCACCTTAACCTTTAGGTTTAGCTTCATGTTGTTATACTGATTCTGCAACCACTTTGCAGCGCTGTCGGCCATAGGCTGCAAGCGGGCAAAGAACAAATCATTTGCGTTACATATGCCTCGCAACACATTACGATTACGAATTTCTTGGTTATACATTTCTTCAAACATATACATTTTGGTTTTGAATAATCTGCCGATATTGGCATTGCCCCGGAGGCGGGATTCGAACCCGCTATACAGCACACACACAGGCTGTATACGCCTCGCTCCGGATTGTGGAGGGCTTATGCGCCCTCCTCTGTCTCCATGATGCGCACCACCTCAAGCGGGTGCATCATGTCCCTATATTCGTCTGCGGTTATCCCGCAATAGTAGTCCACCTTTTTATACATTTGAAAAGTGGCATGTCTGTTTATATAACGGATGTTGTAATCATAATCCGTATCCTGCAACACAGCGGCTGCATCTGATGCAAGTGCGAGTATACGGCTGTATCCGTGTAACACCTCTTCGCGCTCCTCCGATTGGTATTTGAAGAACAGCTGCATGATTTCTGTAATCGGGTTGGTGCGGAGGTCTCCGAGGGTCAAGCCCTGAACTTTGATTTGTAGCATAATTGTATACGATTTTATTTGTGAGAATGATTAACGGATAACTACGGCTGCACGGGTTTCTTCGTGTGTGTATTCGATGCGGATGGTGTCGCCTACACGATAGCTTGTGTCGATATACATGGCGTATACAACACCTTCGGACAAGGGGCGCACAACACGCTTTGTATTGTGTGAGCGCTTGATTGTGCTTACGGGCTTGGGGCTGCTGATGCATGATGCAAGGGCGGACAGTGTAACGAGGGCAAGTGCTTTGAACATAATAAATTGGTTTGTGTATAATCTGCCATATGGCATTGCTCCGGAGGGCGGAATCGAACCGCCTATACAGCGTTGCTGTATACAAGCCCTGCTCCGGAGGGCGGAGGGCTTACGCGCCCTCCTCTGTCAATCCTGCAGCCCGCATCATGTTCTCAAGCTCCCATTCAGACTTGCTTTGGTTGTATATAGGCGGGATGATAATTGAATCACCCTCCCGTATAACAGCGGGCTTGTTTAGGTAGGCTTGTTGGTCTGGATGCCACTCACAGCTTGTTGCTCCGAAGGTGGCGCAAACACCCAACATTACAGCCCTGTATGTGGGGGCGCTCAGGGCGCTTACGAGTGTGAGCGGGGAAAGCACCTCGCCAAATCCGCAAAGCTCCACCTCATATTTATATGTGAAGTCCACCGAGCCGTTTCTTGACACGCCCGCCCACTCAAGGACTACACGAACATTATACTTTGACAAAGCTGCCGTATACAAGTCGGCAATTTTGAGGTATTTTTCCGTGGCCTCACGGGCATTCACCCCTTGAGACATCCCGTGCATCACACGGATTGTCAGGTTGCTTTTTATCACCTCTGCGGGGTGTATATTGATGAAGCACTCCGGCTCACCCTGCATATATGCAGCGAAGTCAAGGTCGGTTCCCCACACATCGTGCATGAATGTGCATTCTACGGATGAGCTTGCGGGGATATACATATCACGAGCCTCGTATAACTCAGCCACCTTGCGCAAGTTGCCATCGTAATTTTTGTATTCGGAAATGAATTCTTCGGCTGTTGTATACAGCCCTGCACCCACCCAATCTTTGCTCCAATAGGTGTGCATCTTGTCCTCTATAAGCGGGAGCATTTCACGATTAAAATCTCTGTATGTGAAGCTGCGTACATCCTGTGTGCGCTTCGCGGATGAAGTCGTAGACTTGCGACGGGTTCTGCGGATAGCCATATATGTGTGTGTTTATATGTGTGTGAAACAAATTATTTGCGGCAATTTTGTGGCAAATTGGCCTCAATAGCCATTTTATACACCTTTTCAGCTGACCAACCCAACGAAAGGTAAGCATCCACACGCTCAAGCGCTCTCATGCTAAGCACCCACCCCTTGCGGCCTTGTAAGCGCTCACGCTCATGCCACACCATGTTACACGCTGCTTCGCTGAATCGTGCTGCCTCAAGCGCTTTGTCATATCCAACAAAAAGCGACTGAAACCTATCTTTGGTCGCCTTGTCCAAAGGGTTGCGCCCTATATATTCTTCGGTTGCGCCATCACCGAAGGTGTTTGCGGAGGCTATACAAATGAAATCGGGATGCTTTTGCACCATGCCATGCGGGAACGGGGCGTAGCCCTGTGCAATCGCCATGTTAAGCCCGTTGAGCAGGTTCGGGTTGGCTGCGTCCGCCTCATCAAGGCAAAAAACACCGCCCTCTGAAAATCGGGCGAAAAATTCCGTAGGAATATACTCCCCCGATATTGGGCTGATATAGCCGAAAAGCTTGCTCTCTTGCGACTGAGCTGTAAAGCTCATGGCGCTAAAAGGAAGCCCCAAAGCATCGGCCACTTGCTTCGCTATGTGCGACTTCCCCGTGCCAGCCGGGCCGTGTAGGTATACATTCCTGCGGATACTCACAAGGGCTAAAACATCGTCAAAAACCTCGTGTGCAACTCCTACGGAGTTTGAAGCGCCATCCGGCAACTTTACAACAATCTCACGCGGGGATGACTTGGGTGCATATCTCTGCACAAGCGTTATCACCTGCTGCTCCTGCTCCGGAGACAACTCGTTTGAAGATTGCCCCGATACGCCTAACAAGCTTATAGCTTGCTGCATCAAGGTGGCTGCCGTTACAGCAGATTCCGTTGTGGCAGCTCCGCTGCTCACGCTGGTCAAGGAAGGTGTGTGTGTCATATCTGTGTGTGAAGAATTTTCGGTTTCAGGAACAGCTACGCTGTTCTTCTTGCGTGCTTGCATGATTGCTTGCGTCAAGGCCACCTTGCCGGATTGGGTTTTGTGGCACACGATTTCAAGGTGCGAACAGATTACTCTGTAATCTGCAAAATCGCCTGATAATTTATTATCATCTGCCCATTGCTGAGCTGTTTGAGTTGTTGTTGGGATACGCAGCATCCCTAAGCGGACTTGTGTTGTGTTGGACATGTGTTGTGTGTGTTTGAGGCAATCCGACCTTCGGAAGCCGCTGCAAATATACGGCGAGTCCGGTGCTGTATTCCAAATGCCATGTAAGTTTTTCCGATAAAGTGCATCGTTTTTTAGACGAGGTTTAAAGGTATACATAGTATAAGGGCGGAAAATTTCTGCTGTGGGAGCCGAAAAAAAATGAATGGCATGTAAGGTAATTCCCTTTCCCGATAGCCAAAAAACGGCCTCGCAGGCGTTATGCACATAGCATATACGGGTGATGTATACGCTATACAGGTTATGCGCAACAGGTGTGCTGTGCGATGTGTGCTGCGTGTGCTGTGCAACGGGCTGTATGCGGGGTGTGCTTTGCGTTGTATACGCCACCCAGTATACGGCTAAAGTGTTGATTCTTAGCGGTTTCGGTTTCGGGTTTCCGTTTGTGTATACGCGTTGCAGCGTAGCTGTCGTGTGTGCTGTGCTGCGTAAACGGGATGTATACGGGTACACGGGTCGCGGGTTCGCGTTCCGGCACGCACGCACGCGCGGGGGCGCGCGGGGGGGGAACCCTCATTAAATATATTTACAGGGGAATTGTGTAGCCGCCAGCCTCACCAACATTACATTTTTATAAGGGGGGGGAGACGGGATAGGCAAAACAGTTTGCTTGTAGGGAAATGGCCGGGGGAGGGGTGTGTACAAAAGGGGTGTTAAAGCAGGCAAAAAGTGAAGAAAAATTCAGTATGAAAGAATAGATAGAAAAGGGGTTCTTAACGATGTGGTTGTGAAGGACTTGTACCAAAAAAAGTACTCGTATACGAGTAGAAAACGCTCGTGTACGAGTAGTGTGGTCTAACAGGATAGTAGTTTCTACTTTTCTTGTTAGTATTTTTTGGAAAGGGTCAATATTTTTGTCGTAAATTTTTAATACAAATGGCTACAAAGAAAAACTTAAAGATTGTGTCCTATGAGGACGAGAGTGGGAACAAGAGATTCCAGACAGAGACGCAGTATTACAGCATTCCTTTTAAGGGGGATGAGTTTTACATGACATATTATAAGTATATGGCTCCGCTGTTCCGGATAAAGAGCTTGCACGATGTAAAGGTGTTGTGGCAGCTTACGCAGTATGCGGAGTTTGGGACAGGGGTTGTGGTGTTGTCTCCAGAGAGGCGCAAGCACATAGCCCATGTAACAGGCATTTCGTTGAATAATCTTCCCAAGCATTTGAAGAGCCTTGGTAATCTGGGGTTGATATACGGGAGCAGGAATGATTATGTGTTAAGCCCTGTGGTATTTTGGCGTGGAAGCAATAAAGACCGCGTAGATTTCTTTGAAACGGACGAGGGGAGGCGTGTTGTGTTGGATTTTCGTAAAGTGACAGATGATGGGGAGGAGATGCCAGATTATTTGAAGACAACATTTTCCGAAGAATAATGCGATATTTGTATAATGAAACATCTTAGGCCATATTCTTACGACATGGATGCCATAATGGGCATGAGCCGGGAGCAGCTGGAGGGCGTTATGCGTGCAAACGAGTACGAAGTACTTGAGTTGTATAACGAAAACAAGCAATTGCGTGAAAAAATAAAAAATCTGGAGGCGGATGTGAGGAATTTAATTAATCAAATGTCCGCTTTGGAACAGGTGAAAATAGAAAATAAATCTTCTAAAAGCGTTTGGCAAACAATTTCTGTTGCAATGGCTGCAATAGGGGCTATATTTGGGGCTATATTTCTCAGACGAGATGATAAGTAAAAGTTAGTATTTTTTTCAATGTGTTTTAGTGTGTAACAATTGCACAAATTGGGGGCTTTTTAAGCCCCTATTTTGTTTACAATTAGTAAAAATATACATTTGCCCAATAAATATAAAAACACATATGACAGAAATTGAATGGAGCGAAAACCTTGTTATGCCCAAGTATTACATTGTTAAAGTGGATGGCATGCAGGAGGATGAAGTGGACATTAAAGGGGCAAATGGAGAGCGGATAACGCTAAAAGTGCCAATCACGCGGAATGACCCTGTAAGCGGACTTACAGAACATGGGGTGGTGAAGAACATCCCCAGAGACGGGAAGCCAGAGCTACTTGACAAAAAAATAAAGTTTTGGTTTACAAATACGGAGTTCACGATGAAAAGCGGGGTGAGTATTAAAGGACATGTCCTTGTGCCGGAATACGACATTGTGCAGGTGGAAGACGAGATGTTTGGCGAGTATATTTATTGCAAACCCATAGAGAAACGGCAGGGGCTGCTCTACTTGCCCACAATACAGGAAATCAGCCACGACAGCATGCAAAAACCAAAACAGGAGTGGTGTGATTGGCATATTGATAAAGGGATTATTGCCCGAAAAAATAGCCATTTCCCCGAAGGAACTCCTGTATTCTGGGGCAATCCTAACAAAGCGCGGCAAAACTGGGAGGGCGGATTCCTTTTAAAGGCCAAGTATATTGAGGCTACGGGGGAGGGCGTACATTATATAGAATATGTCAAAGGAAGTTGATATGCCTCCATTAAAATTCGTGCCTTTGTATACAAAATCAAAAGGCAGGCCATGCAGATATGATTTTTCCCCGTTTAAGAATGCCGGGTATATGGCTTTGGTGATTGAGTGCGTTCCAACAGAGAATCTATACAACAGCATCAAGAGCAGTTTTTCTCGTTGGAGGAAGCGCAACAATATTCCCTCTGGCTTTGTGTTTGATATATACGAAGACAATATAACAATATGGAGGAGGCTCCCAAGAGAAAACATCATCACGCCCTGACAAATGATTACTTTTTACGAGTTGGGGAAAGCAAATCTGGCAGGTTGCCCTTTTACGGGATTGAACACTATCTCCAGCATGGCTGGCAATTCTATCCAAAAGCTCACACTAATGTTGTTGTACGGTCATGGAAAATCCTAAGAAAGTTCAAGAGGATACGCGCAAAAGTGCATGTGAGAACAGCAGAGATGAATGGCGTAACGGGAGTGATGATATACAGGCGTTCAAAAAGATTTGGAGACGCGTCTTTAATAAACGCATTGGCTGTTACGAAATTTATGTCGCAAACAGTAATTACCTTGTAGCTACGGGTCTGACAGACAAGAGCGATAGCTTCCTTGTTGGCACGATTCCGTTGATGGTGAAACTTTTGCACAGCTTTTGCAGGGGGTGTACAAATGGAAAAATAGATGTAGAAACATATGAAGAAGCAAAAAATCTCATCAGGGAATGGCGAAAACAGCAGCCCGTTAGCACAAGAACCAACCAACGCAAAAAACAAAGCGGAAAAATGGATAGAGTTGATTTACAGCAACTCCCTTTCTCCGACAATGAGCTGGAGCAAACGGGTGGAGGAAGCTACGAGGATGCTGAATTATTGCCCTGATGAAATGGAAGTGCGGGATTTGAGCATAGCTTATTTCCGCATAAACAGAAAGTATGAGACATATTGGAGTTTGGTGGTGATGAAGCACAATGTATGCAACAGCTTGCGCGAGGTGGAAGCCTCAGAAGAGGGAGCATCCAATGAAAACACCAGCTATAAGGCCAAACTTGAAAATGCCATGAAGCTTTCTGCCATTGAGCTGGAGATTGAAAAAAGAGAAGTTGAGCTGTTTAAAGGCAACAATGAAATAAAAGACGAGCTTCTTCGTGTTGCTGGAAAAGGGAAGTCAAAATATGACGGCGCAAGCCTGCACGACCAGTTGATTAATGGAAGGGGATATGAATAGCGAAAAATATATTTCCATTGTCGTAGAGGGCAAGCGCAAAAGGCCCAGACGGAAGCCATCTCCTATGTATAGAAATCGATGGTGGCAATTGCAAAGGGGGCAGATTTCACGGGTGAGTATATATAATTGGAATGCCCGGTGTAACACGCCCCCGAAGCAATACATTCATAGAGTTTATAAGGATTTGTATAAAGTATTAGAGACGGACGCAAAAGGTTTTACGGTGATATGCCTACAAAAAAGAGAAAAGTGGCCCTCAAGGATTGCATAATCCTGTATGGCGTTGGATTAAAATCTGTAGTGAAGTATGCCGTTTCTCTCGTCACATCTAAGTGCGGAACTAAACATTGGTATAAATTGCAAGTGGTGGGAGAGCATGGAAGAACAAGCTATTTTACAACAAAAAAAGAAGAATTCTTTGAAGGAGATACGCTGTACAAACATGGTTATCGAATATATATGCACTCCGCTGCAATAGAAAAAAAATATATTTCATATCTTGTTAGGCATAATCTGCATACTAAGCTAAAGAAAATCTCCAAAATTATGGAACGAGCAAATGGTTTAAGCCCCAACAAGATGTTTGCCCTGTCTTTGTTGTGTGATAACATGATAATAGAAGCCGCAAAGATTGACAGACGAATAAAAACAAGTTATGACGCTATCTGAAAACAAAGTGATACGGGACGGACGCATCGTGGAAACGATATACGGGATTGAATGTATAAGCCCGCCCATCCCTAAAAATCTGGAGGAAGTTGATGGATACAGCAACCCCAAAGCAAAATTTGAGCGCACAAAGCTTCCCGGCTTCATGTTGGAGCGCAGATACAAAAAAGATGAAAAGGGTAATGACCTGCCCATAGTTGATTGGACCGAACTGCAAAAGCAATATGCATTAAATGAATTTCAGAAAATATATCAAGACGGGCATTGGTGCTACATACGGGGCGAGCTTACATGGATAACGCCATGGATGTATTTTGGGTTGAATTATTGGTTTCCGGCATCTGAAACAGCTACGGGCCATCTGGAGTACAGAGATAGGCAACGCCGCATATTAATGTATATGTGGAACATCTTTCAACACCACAAAGAACTTGGCGTTGTATATCTAAAAGGAAGGCGTGATGGAGCTACAATGTGGATGCACCTAATGGCATTTTGGTTTGTGAGCCGGAGTAATGACCAGTTTGTTGGTTTGTCTGCCTCTGATTTGCGTTTATCGGAAGAAAACTTTGACGAGTTTCTTGCAGACCCCATTAAGAGATTGCCCGATTGGCTGCTTCCGTTATACACGCTTAACAAAACAGACCTAACGCTTCGGAAGAAAGAAGCAGCGGTGGGGGCTGTAAGCACGCTTGAGGCGGGAAAAGGAGGGCGTGTCAGGCTACGCGCTCTTACGCGTAGGGGATTTGACGGAAAGCGTGTAAATTTCCTGTTCCCGGATGAATCTGGTAAATGGACAAGTGTAAATGTGTGGAACTGGTGGCTAAAACAGCAGCGCACATTGATGTCTAAGGGAAAGCGCATAGGCTTCTCTGTTTTCCCGACAACAACAGAAGAGATTGAAGAAGGCGGAAAGGAGTTTAAAAAGCTTTGGGACAACAGCGATAACGCTACAAAAAAGGAAGGGAAGTATCCTACAACATTTTCTAAGCTCCGGCAGCTTTTTATTCCGGCATACGATGGCTTGCCGGGATGGGTGGGTCCGTATGGAGAATCTATTATAGATTATCCGGATGACGAGCAGTGGGAGTGGATGAAGAGCGAAAACCCACGCGATGCCGAGCGTATAGGAGCGCGGGAGTATTTAGAGCGAGAAGCAAATCAATGTCTGGAAACGGGAGACGAACAGGCATATTGGGAAATCAAGCGCCAAAATCCATTCACCCCAAGCGAAGCATTTAGCAGCCTTAACCAAAACTGCCCCTTTGATACAACAATCTTGCAGAATTTAAAGATGATGGCTGACACACCAGAGGTGCAAGGGCTTATTCGTAAGGGATATTTTTATTGGTTGGATATAAAAACCAAAACCCAAGTGGCGTGGAGAGACGATAAAAACGGGCCAATAGAGCGCACATGGGAGCCGCAGGCAGAAACAATCAACAAAGTGAAGTTTGTGCGGGGTATTAAGCATCCAATTAATAACAAAGTGGGCGTTATAGGTGTGGACCCGTATAATAAAGCAAACATCAAGAGCAAGGGTTCAAAAATGGCTGTGCATGGCAAGCTATTTTTTAATTACGACTACGAACAGCTTAACCAGACGCATCGGGATAAGTTTAAGGTGGACATGCCGGGATATTGGCCTACGCCAAGCGTTTTTCTGAGGTATGTATACAGAAGCACGGATATGACCTATGACCTTGACCAGCTATTGATGGCGGCCCATTATTATTCTATGCCTATTGCTATTGAAAACAACACGGCAGAAAACCTAAAGAATCATTTCATTCAAAGAACTATGAGCGGCTATTTGCTCACAGAGGCAGAGATAATGAATATTGAAAGCCCAAACAACAGCGAGATTGAAACGATTGGTATATTCACTGGTGTAGACAGCATGGGGAATGACGTTCCAAGATTAGGAAGCAGCTATCACAATGACTTTTTGCGCGGAACAGGCATATACTTGCGTGAGTTTTCGTATAATATATGGGAGCAGCCAAGAAGGTATCCATTTTTGGAAAGTATACAGGACAACCTCAACTTTAACATAGCCGATAGAACGCAATATGATAGCACTATGAGCCAGTTAATTATGAGTATTGCCGAGTTTAATATGAACGATTACGGAAATCCTTTAAAATATGTTGAAGCCCAAAAAAGCAGGATAAGAAGATTCTTCCCGCGTGGATATATTGTTAGAAAATTTGCGCATCCATATTAAAAATATCCGGCCTCGCAGCCCGCAGAATAACTTCAAGGTTATTCAAAAGGCGTTCAACCTCGCTCTCTTCGGGGACTGATTTGGCCGTACATTGTTTGTTTTGTGTTGGTTTAAGGTGATATACAAAATGTATCTCCTCGTCCGAAAATAATGATGTGTTGTAAAAGTGAGAAACCATATGGCGCGAAAGTAAACAAAAAACATGTCTTTTTATAATGGGAAAAGTTGTGTTAATTTGTAATTGATTCTGCAGGCGTTATGTTGCCAAGATTAATATCCACAATTTTCACATATTTGAACGCTGGCGGTTATTACAAAACAGCCACAGAGATTCAAAACGCCATAAATACAGCACAAATACAGCTATACAAAAAACTACGGGGCAACATGGCTGAATACGGGCCGTCCAGACCAAAAGCTCAGATAAACTTTCAGGAAACAAACACTACGGCGGATGCGCTATCGGAATTGTATAGGGTGTATGACCTGCCGTATGCTGGTAGTGCAGTAACAACAATATTCTCTACAGATAATAGAGATGTAGATGTTGTTCAAATCATTGAAATCTGCTATGATAAAAAAGAGGTATATTATCCGGTGAACATAGTGCCTGATAATCAATATCTTTTAATTCAGCAAAACGAGGTGTTATATCCTAAAAATAGCACTGGTGATATACAAAGACCACTTGGCCGTATGTTGGGATTCTTGCAATATGAAATATTCCCAAGCGTATATTATATAGCAAAAGCCAGAGTTCTAACCTTGCCCACAAATGTGGAGTTTGACCTTATTGATAACAATATATCGCCAATCCCAGATTTGGCTCCAAATTATATAGATACAGACTTTACGGAAGATAAGTTTAATAATCTTTTGTTTCTTACGCTTAATAGCTTAGGCTTTAATATAAGCAACGGATTGTTGGTGCAGGGTGCAGCTCAAAAAGAATTTAAAGAACTATGACCGCCGGATATTTAGCAGACCAGTTAATATTAATGTTCACGGCTGGAAGACCCACCGTTGAGGGCATATATAAAGAAGAGGTGGAAGCGCTGGTGCGTGAGGCATTGGCCGCTGTAGCGGTGGAGGATTATTATATAAATTATAAACATGAAAACCAAAGCACTACAATCAATGGAGCATGGCAAACAACGCTTCCATTAGCTATTGCAATGGATTCTGTGTACGGATATTATACGGCTAATTTGCCAAAAGATTTTATTGTTCTTCCTAAAAACAAAGGCGTTGTCTCAATTATGGCCGAGGGCGTAAGACTTGACCAAGTAGAATGGGAGCGCTATCCGGCATTAAAATCCGGCACTTTGTTATACTTTGCTGGAAAATATTTTTAT